ACGTGATGAATTACTTCGGCAAAATATAGAAATGAAAAAAGAATTAGACTATATTAAGAATACAACAGAAAAACAAATGTATATTAATGATTTGAATAATTTATATAAACAACTTGAAAAAGACTTTAACTAATAATTAATTTTTAACTTTTAATTTTATAATTATGAAGAAATTTACATTTATCTTTGCATTGATTTTGAGTGTTTGTTTTTTGACTTCTTGCCATAGTGTTTCACCTAAGGCTGGTGAAGAAGCTGTTCTTACATATACACCTTGGTTCTTCGGACATGGCGGTGTAGATCATCAGGCAGTCCCAACAGGTCTTACTTGGTGTGTATTTAGTACTCATGCAACAATCTTTCCAATTGTACCGGTAAAGAATCAAGTAGACATGAATGATTTGTTTAGTGATGACAATACACCATTGGACTTTCACACAGTTATTAGGACACAGATTATTCAAGGTAAATCACCTATCCTATTGGAAAACTATGGTGAGAATTGGTTTGATGCTAACTTGTACAACTATTATTGTAATCTTATCCGAGACCAAATTTCACAGCATTCGCCATTTGATTTGATGAGTAATCGAGAAGTATTGAATGAAATTGATGAGAAGGTAAAGGTATCAATGCAAAAGTATATTGCAAAACTATCTGAAGATAAGGAATTTCCGGTTAAGATTATTGCGGTTACTATTGGTAAAGCTACACCTAATGCAGAACAACTTGCAGAAATGAATAAGACAGCAAGGGCGGTTCAAGCAAGACAAACACAAGAACGTGAGGTTGAAGTTCAGGTTGCTCGTGAAAAAGCAGAACGCCAACGTGCTATGGCAGATAAAGCATACCGTGAGGAACTTGGCTTGAATACACAAGACTTCATTAATCTTAAGTGGATTGAAACTATTGCTGCTAAGGAAGGTGCAAATATTGATGTAATGGTTGGTCCTGCAACATCAATGTGGAATATTAGACGATAAACATATATAAAATATTTAATAATAAAGGTGGAACTTTAAAGTTCCACCTTTTATATTTATCATCTTGTTATTATAATTTATATTGCACATTCGCAGTCACCCATATCTTTTCGTTTATTTAGTATTTCACAAACTCTACAATATTTATATATATCTTTTACTGTATATATATCTGTATAGACTGAATTGTTTGGGAAATATTTTATTTTACCTGTCCAGAAATGTGCTGATGGATCATCATATTCCATACACGAAAATGCAAAATCTGACTTAATTGCATAAATAGCTGCATCTACCATTTTGACACGTTGATATTCACTTGATAATAAGTGAGCATCTTTGTTATTTTGATTAAGTGCTTCATCAACAAAGAAATGAGAACGATTTGATATTTCAGTATAAGAAGCAATAACATCATATTTATCATCTATATTACGAATTGTTTCAGCTATTAAATCTTTAGAACGAAATAACTGATTTACATTTAAAATAATAATCCAATCAGGATGATAATTATGTTCAACACCATAACGATAAGTTGCAAAATATTCAAGATACTTATAATCTTTCTGACTACCACAAGGATAATGTATTATATTAGTAAATCCTAATTCCTTTGCAAATTCTAAAAGCTCTTTATTATCAGATATAATATAAGTTTGTGAGAACAAATCTTGCTCTTGAATAAATATATATGCGAATTTTAATGACTCTTTATGTTTTATAATATTTTCTTCAGTATTTCCTCTAACAGTTATAAAAATAGGTATATTGGATATCATAACTATTTTAGGAATTGGTATCTTATTTTTACTCATCATATTTATAGCGTAAATTAATTAGCTGTGTAATTTCTGCTGCTTGAACATGCAGTTTATTGAAATTAATATTCTCTTCTTGAATTATATGGTCATACTCTAGAACAATTACTGCTATCAATATATTATTCTTATCATATAATCCTTTGAATATAAGAGATTTTGTAGTATTTTTAACAATATAATAATAAAGAGATGGATTTTTATTTCCAAATGTATCTAAATCATTATATAATATGCAATGATTACTTGAATTACGAACATCTTTAAATACTTGGGCTATCGCAGCAAATGCAACATCATTCAATGAACCAAGGAATGGAACATAAGTAGGATATATCTTTCTATCATACCATTCATACTTACATGTAAACTTAACAAATGGTGTTCCACTTAAGTTTTCGTTATGGTTATGGAATTCAAGTATATATGTTCTTTGAGCATTATGAACTTCATTAATAACAGTTACATAGTCATTAATATCAACAGCTAAATCTTCCTTTTCTTCAACCATTTTATTATGGCGCACTTGCTCATTTTTCTTTTCATTAATAAAATATTGTAATAATTGTTTATCTTGTTCAATAATTGTAGCTGTTAATTGCTTATTTTGTTCAGATATTTGATATGTCAATTTCTCTCCAATACGTTCGAGGCCTGTAGACATATTATCTGTTAATTTCTGCCCATAATATTTAATTATAAAAAATAGAATCATACCAATTAACACAACAAATACGCCAGTTAATCCGTAAGATTCAAATATTGTACCAAATGTTTCCACACGCAAATTCTTTAATTAATATTTATAGTATTTTATTATATGAAATTAATCATAAATAGTTTCTATATTTATATATAATAATAATAATTCAAATGTCTAATTTTATTAATTTGTGACCTCTTGAGTAAAAAATTAATATATGTCAATTTAACTTAAACCCTTTATATTACTATATTATATAATAAAAAATATCAATAAATTTATGTTTGAAAAAGTAAATCCAAGTCATCCAGACAAAATTGCAGATAGAATTGCTGGAGCTATTGTAGATGTAGCATATAAGCAGTGTTCAAACCCTATAATTGCGGTAGAAGTATTAATTGGCCATGGTGAATGTAATATTATAATTGAAAGCAATATAGATATTAATAATACAATAATTGAAAATATCGTATATAGGATTTGCGAAGATGATACTATAATTGTTGATATTCATAAAGTTCCACAAGATGAGCACCTAGCAGATAATCAAAATAATAGTCCAAAATGTGGAGATAATGGAATATTCAAAGGTACTATTATAACTCGTGAGCAACAATTCTTAACTAATCTTGTTGGAAAAATTTATCAAACATATCCTTATGATGGTAAATATATAATTGATAATAGTAAGATAATTGGTTGCCAATCACACATTAAAAATGATGAATTATATAATTACTTAAATTGTAATGGGTATAATCCTATAGTAAATCCTCTTGGCGAATGGACTGGCGGAATTAATGTTGATTGTGGAGCAACTAATCGTAAACTTGGATCAGATATGGGTGACTCAGTAACAGGAGGTGGTCTCCATGGTAAAGATTTATCTAAAGCAGATGTTTCAGTTAATATTTATTGTTTCTTAAAAGCACAAGGTAGTTTTGATAATTCAGATTGTCAATTAAGTTGTGCTATTGGTGATGAAACTATTGATGGATTACCATATTCTGCAATTATGAATATTGCTTATGATTATATTAAGAGTATTGGTGGTTTTGAAAAGTTTGCTGAATGGGGATTAATACGTCCAAATAATTATTAATAAAATTTAAAATTATATATATGTTAAACGAAGAAAAAGTATATCAAATTTTAGAAAGGTGGAATGATGAAAGTGACCATTATCTTGGTTCACTATTTGGAGCAATATATCATAAATGTCCTGAATGTTATTATTTTCAGTTTAATGATAATCAAGAAATATTTTATGATAAGTATATAAATAAACGAACAGTTAATAAGGTATCATTAGTTTCATCTCATTGCTTAGATGATAGAAATTTATTATTATCATTTATTAATAAGCCTGATGATTATATGATTATAAATTACTCACCTACAGAGTATTTAATTCTTGGAAAAAAACAAGATATATTATTGACAATTATTATTAATGATAGTGGAGATAAATCACTTTCTGTATATCAAACTGTTTATGTTGATAGAAATGTAGAACATAATTTTTTAGATGAATTAAAACCATTCTTTGAATATTCTCAAAGGCATATTGATATTGATTTTGGTATTGCTGCAGTAGATGCTAGTGGTAGTATATATACTAATTATTATGATTATTATACAGTAGATGTAGATATTAATAAAAATTATAATGATGATATTCCATATGATAAGATGATTAATATTCTTAAAGATGATAGTAAGTCGTCATTAATGCTATTTTATGGTGATCCAGGAACCGGAAAATCTACAATAATAAAACATTTTATAGGAAGATTACCTGCAAAAGAATTTGTTTTTGTTGATGGTGCACTCTTAGCAAATGTACAGCAAGATAGATTAATGTCTTATTTCTTAGAAAATCAAGATACAGTATTTATTTTTGAAGATTGTGAAAAAATATTACTAAGTAGAGATCATAATTATAATCCAACAATGTCAATACTTCTTAATTTAACTGATGGTATTATTAGTGATGTTTTGAATATTAAAATTATTTGTACATTTAATACTTCTTTGTCAAATATTGATAAGGCACTATTACGAAAGGGACGTTTGACAATGAAATATGAATTCAAAAAGTTAAATAAAGAAAAAGCACAGAAACTATTACCTAATGAAACAATTACGCAGGATATGTCTTTAGCAGATATTTATAATTATTATGAAGAAAACGATTTTAGTAAGAAACAACAAAATAAAATAGGGTTCAGTGTTTAAATTATTATAGTTGTTAAAAAATATATTTGTAGGGTTCTGGAACTTAATATGTGAATACGCCATAGTAATATATAGAAGCAAAAACATATAATAAAGTTCCAGAACTTTTATTATATAAATTCATATTGTAAATTTTTCATATTACAACCAATAGTTAATTTTTTATGGTTTGATATATTCTTAGTGTCTAATATTATTTCATTATTACTTAAATATATATTATATACATATACTTTAACATCAAAATTTGGGAAGAATTCACAATCAGATATAAAATGAATTTTTCTATGATTAAACTGTTCACAAATATCTATATATGACAATTTTGATACTAATTTCATTTATATAAGTTATTTTTATATATATTTAATAATATGTTTAATGAAAGCATTCAATACATATATACAAGAAAAATTTATTCTAAATAAGAATACAAAAGTTCAAACATATATAAAGGATTGCAGTCAAGGTGATATTGTATATTTATTAAAACTCCATATTGATAGTGGATATATGAAAGAAGATACAGGTAAAGTTATAGAAAATACATGTAAAACTATCAATAATGTATCTGTAAAAGATTCTATTAAATGTATAGTACAAATAAGTAAATATAAAAAAATGCAATATATATTTACAAATGGTATAAACTTTGATGATAAATCATATATTGCTGTTCAAGAATGGAATGATATATTATATATTATTTCAAGAAATGAAGACTATATAAAAATTATTAAAGATAATACTGATAAAATATGTAAAGAACTTTGGAAAATAAATGATAATTTATATAATAAGGATGCAGATCAAAAAGAAAAAGATTTAGCATGTTTAAATTATTTTAAAACAAACTTTAAATTATAAAATAGATATAACTATATTAAAATATATAAAATTTGTTCTTTGAAACTTTGGGGCTATTTTGGATTTGATTGGATATGTGACTTTAAGAATCATGCAGGAGTGTTGAATCCTTAAATTTGACAAAACAATAAATGACGATAATTTTGAATATCGTATGGCTGCCTAACCTTTAGAAGGTTGATAAATATCTTTAGGGCATATGCCGGCGCAGTGAGAACCTTTATTAAGGTCGTAGCAACAGAAGCCTCACAAACTACTTCAAACCATAATAATGTTAATCAGGTGAAACATAAGTGAACTACATATATTTATAAAAGCATGTAATAAGTTCTTTTAGAAGTGTATTTAAGACGTGGGTTCGAGTCCCACTAGCTCCACAAAATAATTAAATAATATAGAAGTAATATCTATTGCTTCTTTTTTTTGTATTGTTCTTTGAGCAATGCCACAGATTCTAAATCAAAATATAAGATTGGGATCTTGAGTAGAAATACTCAACATACTAAAAATATATGAGAAATAGAGGCTATGACAAAGCTAAATTTAAATCGTAATTTCAAATCTATGTTACAGTCTTTATACTGTAATTAGGATGCGAAAAATTTTATTAATTTTATGTTGTATATTATTTATAAGTAATATACATGGACAACAAATAGCACGTGCAGATGCTATTCTCTCTCTTGAAACAATTCTTAATTCTTCTTGGCATAAATCAATGATAAATCCAGCAGAGGATGTGTATGATGATATATGGGATCATACTCATATTAATTGTTATTCAACATTAAAAATGGAAAAGAATACATTAATTGATTTACAAGATTTTCATATGCCAATAAATAAAAATGAAATTGTAGTAACTTCTCAATATGGATATAGAAAACAATTTAAAAGAAATCACTATGGAATTGACTTAAAAGTTCATACCGGAGATACTATATATTCAACATTTTCAGGAAAAATAAGAATTGTAAAATATGAGCCAAAAGGATATGGGAAAGTTATTGTTATACGGCATTTTAATGGCCTGGAAACAATTTACGGACATTTATCTAAACAATTAGTAAAAGAAAATGAATATGTTTATGCAGGTCAACCTATTGGATTAGGTGGTTCTACAGGTCGTTCAACTGGCCAGCATCTTCATTTAGAAACTAAATATGGAAATGCTCATATTAATCCACAGAAGATATTTAATTTTAAATATCAAGATATCACAGATGATAAATATTTATATAAATAAAAATTGGACTCTATAGAGTCCAATTTTTTAATTAAAGAATTTTTCAGTTATTATAATAAATTTCATATTATTCTTTTCTGCAAAAGCTTTAGCTGCATTCCATTTATCTACATTTATTACCCATTGTTCTTTTAACCATTCAGAATCTGCTGAACTTGGTTTAATTGTTTGATCATACGGTTTTATTTCTACTATTGTACGTTCTCCTTTATAATTTTCAATAATATAATCAGGATAATAATGTGATTCTTTATCTTTCAATCTACTAAAATATGGTATAGATATTGGTTCTGATGCCCATTTAGTTATTTTTGGATTATTTTCACAAAACTGTATAAATTGTAATTCTAATCCAGAACGATATATAATGGGCTCATCTTTAACACTACCAAATAATTTTTTACATTGATTTATTGGTATATATCCTTGATGATACCTAGATTTTTTACGAGGCTTAAGTTTTTTTATTTGATTATTCTCTAAAACTTTTGGATCTATCATACCAAATATAATAATTTATATATTAAAAATAAAAAAATCCTATCTTTCGATAGGATTTTAATATAAATATATTAATTATTTTTATGAACCTGCACCAACAATTTCCCAAGTAATAACATTATTAAGATTATTAGTTAAATCATCTAATTTAGTATTTAATAATGATTGATTAATAACATAATTTTCATTATGGTCCCCATATGAAGTTACTGTTACTAATCCTGTTGTTCCTGTAACTGTTTGATTATATTTACTATCAACTGCAGATTGCAATGCAGAAATAGCACTTGCATTAGCAGCAATACCACTTGCATTAACTACAATACCTGTATAATTATTTATAATCTTAGCATTAAGACCAGTATATACACCAGTAATTGCATTTGCTACACTAGTATTAGCATTTGCGATTTTAGCTGAATTTCCTGAAATATTATCTGCTAAATGCTTTAATGATGTTTGTAAAGGTACTATTAAACTATCTGTACCTTCATTTAAATTAGACTGAATACCTTTATAATTAGTTACACCTGTAAAATTATTTCTAAGTTGTAATGTTGTTAATGCATCAAGTAATGTATTTAAGTATTCACCCTCTGCGCCAGTTACACCATAAAGTTCATCTTTAATATGTTGAATTTGCGTTAATACAGTACTTAATCCAGATTCACCATTAGATAAAGTATCAATAGCTGAAGTTAAACTCTCTAATTTTTGAGTTAATGCGTCTTGATGAATAGTATAAGTTTCTTTATATGTACCAGAAGTAGATAATGTTAAATATCCTGTTGCTTTATCTAATTCAACAGTTTGATTATGTAATGCTGAAATAGCACTTGCATTAGCTGCAATACCACTAGCATTAGCAACAATACCTGTATGATTTGTTGCAATTCTACCTTGAATACCAGTTAATTCAGTACCTAAATTAGTTTCAAGAGAATTTTTATAAGTATCAAATCTGCTATTAATACCACTAATTCCATTCCATAATTGATTATGTGTTTCATTACCAGTTGCAACAATACCGCTTAGACCTTCCCATAATGCAGAAATTCCGCTTGCATTAACAGCAATTGCAGTTTCATGACTTGCTAATTCTGCTACAACAGCTTCTAATGATTGTGGATTAGAACCAGTTGCGCCAATAACGTTAATTAATCTATCATACTCTGCTTTAGTTAATGTATGAAAATCATATGCTGCGCCACCAGCATAAATAATTTGAGCGCCGTGGTCAAAAGTTATTGTATGTCCTTCAGTAATAGTTGCTAAACCAGTTTTCGCAGCATTAACTATAATATTTAATTGATCTGGATATCCTAAATTTGCCATATTTTTAAATATATATTATAAATTTATTATTTTATTATTTTAATTTTTATTCACCTATACCAGTTGCACCAGAAATAAGTACCCAACTAATTGATTCTTTATCTAATTTTTGTTCATATAAATTAGAAATATCTTCTGCAATTGTACTTATTCCTGATTGTGTTGTTCTAATATCTTCTCCAGTTAATACTAATGCACCTGTTGTACCAATAATATTAGATAATCTATTAATAATATTGCTTAATGATGTTTGTACATTAGTAATATCTGTTTTATTTTGTTCAATTTGCGCTAAGTTAGCATTATCAATTTGGTCTGCAAGTCCAGCTAATGTTCCAGATAAATTATTAGTTATTTGTAAAATTTGCTCTTCTGTTAAATATTGGGACATTTTAAATGCTTGACGACCAAGTTTTTCCCAATGATAATCAGCAGCTAATGGTTGAGGAGGAACTTGGTTATCATATTTACCTGCATTACGATTAATATAGATATACTCAGTATACATATCTCTAGATGTTGATATATCTTCAACATCAGTTCCTGCTTCTATTTCATCACTATCAGATGGAACTAAATAAATAGTTGTTTTACTAATATCATTAACTGCAATATCAGGTTCTCCATTATTATTTGCAGATACAACTTGAATATCAAATTTAGGTATAATATCGATACTTGCAGCTAATTGTTGAGTTGTATTATTTAATGTATTAATAACATTAACTACACTACCAGTAATTCCAGTTCCCCAAGTAACTGATGATAATCCAGTAGCACCCATCAATTCAACTAGTGCACTAAAGTCATGTTGAGATGCTTTTAATAATATTTGTTCATCTAAACGTTGAATTGCAGTTTTAACAGTACCTAAATCTAAATCTTCAATTAATGAATTAACACCTGTTAAGGTCATATAATTATTTTCTGTTAAATAACCTTGAACTCCTGTTAAAGTTGTATAATTATTATTTGACAAATAACCTTGAACACCAGTTAATGTCATATAATTATTTTCAGTTAAATAGTTTTCAATATTATCATTAAGAACATTATCTAAATGTTGATTAACGATTTCTACTATTGCATCAGACATTGAACCAGTACTACCAGTAGGACTTAACAATGTAATTTCTTGTTCTATCATATTTAATCTAGATAGAACAGAAGAAGCACCATCAGCTAATTCTGTAGCGCCAATTAATGTTTGTAAATTACTAATACCTGTAGCAGCACCTGCAATATTTTGTGTATTTTGTTGTACTAATGCAGCTAAATTTTGCAAAGGAGGTTCTAAACCATTAAGTTCATCTTCAATTGCTGATAATCTTGTTGTTATACCAGTCCAATCTTCTCCGCTAACTCCATAATATATACCTCTTGCATATATTTTATTAATGAGAGATAAGAATATAATGACACCAGCTTCATTAGCTATTGAACGATAGCTTGAACCGTCTTCTGTTAATGAAGTAAATGTTACACTAAATGTAGGATCAGAGATTTCAACAAAGATTTTATTTTGAATTAAACTCCTAAATTGTTCTGTACTCATTGACATATATTAATATGAAAATATAAATTTATATTTATTAAAAATAATATTATTGTAATCTTTAAATTATAGTTTATTTATTCAACAGTTACCCAATACTCATTCGTTTCTTTATCAATAATAGATATAACATTATCTGCAGAAATACAAATACCAGTACCAGCAGTATAAATATTTCCATTAGTTATTTTATTAATCCAGTCTTCTTGTGTTCCTGTATATCCAAATTCTTGGGCAATTTCAAATGCTGATTTTCCTGATACACCAGTAGCACCTTGAATACCTTGTTCACCATTTAATGATACTAACCAGTCAGTTTCATTATCAATTTGACCACCGAAATCTTTATATATTTCAAATGCAGATTTTCCTGATATACCAGTTGCACCTTGTAATGTATTTAGCCATTCTGTAGTAGTTCCAGTAAATCCTGCTTCAATAGCTACTTCATATGCTGATTTACCTTCAGGTCCTTGTAATGTTCCTGCAGGTTTCCATTTATCATCTATAGAAGTATATTCATCATTATATACATAGAATTTTCCACCTACATTATATGCATCACCTAAAGAATTAATAGTATCAATAGTTGCTTCTTTTAATTCTTCAAGAGTATCATAATATCCAATAATATTAATTGATGCACCAGGATCACCTTTCTCGCCTTGGTCACCTTTATCACCTTTAAGAGATTCTAGCCATTCTCTTTCTGTTCTAGTAAATCCATAATCTTGTGCAATTTGAAATGCAGATTTTCCGTCAAGTCCATTAGTACCTTTTAATGATTCTAACCATTCAGGTTTTTCCATATAAGGATATCCTTGAGATTGTTGGTATTCAACATATACATCATATGGAGTTTTTGCATAAGTTAAAAATTGGTTTTGTACCCATGAAATAGTTGCTAAATCATCATAACCACGTAATTGAGAAATACGAGTAGGAATTTCTGATTTATCAGCTTTATTTTGTAATTGACTATATATTAATTCTATTTGTGATAATAATTCTCCTGTAGAATTAATATAAGTATCTAATTGTGGTAAATATGCATTATTCCAGTCAATATCAACAGCATTAATAAAAGATGTATTTATATTTTCATCTATACTTAATTGTTTTGTAACAATATCATATTTATGATTACGTGTAACTAAATCAGATTTAGTTCTTTTAGTTATAAATCCATCAATAGTTTCATCAGTATTAACGGTAAACTGGATATTATTTAAAATTAAATTGTAATTATCTGCCATATTTATTTAAATATTATTTACATATTTTAATAATTAAGTACTATCGCACTATTAATTGTTTCACTACTAATATAAATAATCATGTACTCAATATTTTTAATTAGTTGTGTAGGAACATTTGTAGATTTAGTTTCTAATACTATATTTGGTTCTATAACACCATCAATATTTATTGGGAAATTTCCTACAGTAACTGGTTTACTATTAATTATTATATTATTATTATCAATAGTTATATATTGACTAGGTATAATCATATATAATCCACTATCTATATCAATATTTTCAAATTTATTATTAAGAATATTAAATACATTATATTGCGTATTTTGAACCATTGGACATTGACCAATTAGTTTACTATTAGCAATAAAGTCTATACAATTATCAGTAAATTGATTATTCTCAATAATCTTATTTATATTTGAACCATCAGTAAACCATAAGTAATTATAATATTCAGGTTTAACTACATTAAATGTTAATCTTGCCGAAGTATTATCTTCATTAACAGCTGTATGATTATTATATGTAACTGTAATTTTTCCTGTAGTAGTTGTATTTCCAGCTGTTACTATATAATTATTTAATGTTCCACCAGAAATATTAAATACTGCTTTATTAGTTACATTCTCGGGAGCAGAACCATCATTATAATAAACAGTAACAGTTCCTTTATTAATTACAAATTGTTCTCCTGATATATATCTATCTTTAACTGTAGGAATACTATATCCTGTCCAAACAACTTTATCTATAACATCTACAGGACTTATACCACTATGTCTAATATCTAATACATCTTCTTCTAATTTATCAATACGACTATCTCCAAGTAATCCATTTTCATTAGTCATAAGTTCATTTTTAATTTTAGTTAGCTCATTACTCATATATTCAGATGATTCAGCAGATTCACCAAATAATGCTTGTATAGAATTAAACATTTCATTAACATAATTATTAAATGTACTAGTAATTTGTAATAATTTTCTATCTAATTCTGTTTTAGATATATATTCTGTAGAATCAAATTCATTTATTTTTTGAGTATTATCAGATACTTGTTGTTGAATAATATCAAGACTATTAGATAAAAGTGTTACATTATTAGATAATTCAGATAATGCTTCTTCACTTTCTATATCATGTGCTAGTACATCATTTTTTAATTCAGTAATACTATTATTATAATTATTAATTTCTTGCTGTAAAATATTATAAGAATCCCTTAAATCATTTTTACTAACATAAGTTTCTTCTAAATTTAATAATCTTGTATTTTGCTCTTCATTAACTTGAGATAATTGAGAAATAGTATTAGATATATCTTGAATATTATTTGTTAATTCTTGATTTATATTATTTTGCGTTGTTTCAGATTCAGATAAATGATCTTGAATATTTTTGATAATATTTTGATAGTTTTCTATTGTTCTATGTATAGGAGCTAAATATGTATTTTTTAGTTGTGTTCTTGTTATCAAATCAGATAAACCTAACTCTTCTAATTGCTCTCCATATGCAGCAAGAATATTGTTTATTTCTTCAATAGTATCTGCATTTTTTAAATCAGAAATAATATCATCTTTAATATGTTGTGAAAAATATTCTAATAATGATTGTACTGTTTGTTTATAATTTCGTCCAGGTTCTCCATTACCTGGAGCAGGATATGCTAATAATAAATATGAATTATTTAATATTTGAGTATCTTCATTACTAATTTCTGTTAAATCTGATATTCTTGAAAGTTGTTCTCTATTTGATTGTATAATTAAATCTTCTGTAGCAGCCATATTAAATTATATAATATTATACATTTATATTTAATAATAATTTTATATACTATCTTATATTTTAAAATTATCTATTATTATTAGCCTATTTTATATATGAATAATTTTATATGTTTAAATATATTTCTAGTTAAAATGATATGGAAACTAATCAACAATTAACACATAAAGATAAAGTTAAAGTCGTTAAAGAAAAGTTTAGTAAATTTACTAATTATTTATCTGATGCAAAAAATGTAGAAGAAATATTACCAAACAAAATAGATAATGAACAAGCTACAGAAATAAGTAATGAATAAATATATGTTTAATTTTTATAATGGAATCTTTATTATGCGATAGAATTAAAATGTTAAAAGTAATTGATAATATTGAAGATGAGCTTCGATATATTAAAAATGAATTGAAAAAAGTATCTATTTTAGAAGAAGTTACTAATGTTAATGATGTAACTCAAGATACTAAGCATCCAGAGAAAGAAGAAATTATTCTAAATAAAAAAGAAAAAGTTAAAGCTAATAAATTTGATTCAACTTTAGATACTGGATATACAGATTATTATGATATGAATAGTAGACCAGAATTTCACATTTAATTTTATAAATATTTAACAGTTTAATTAGTAATAAAATCTCTTGATGAGATATGTTATATATAGTAATAACATTTAAGAATTTTTAGATTATGATATTAGATAGAACATGGAGTAAAAAAGAACAAAAATTAACAGTTTCTTATATTGATAAATTAGGTAATAGACAATTTTATCAAAAGTATTTACATCATATTAAAAGCTATGAGTATAATCCTAATGGCGATTTAGAAACTTGGGATGAAAAGAAATGTAGTAAAATTTTTAAAGATACCACAGATTATACGCCAAATGAATTTGAAATATTAGAGTATTTATATGAATTGCCCGAAGATTTAAATAAGGCTATGCATGCTCAATATTTTCCAAAGGTATATTCATTTGATATTGAAACTGAAGTTAGTGATGAATTTCCTGATCCTGAAATTGCTGCTCAAAAAGTAACTGCGATATCATTAGTTGGTCCTGATTTATCATGTATTGTATATGGACTTCACCAATTGAATGAAGCACAAATTGAATTATTTAGAAAGAGATATATAGATTGGCTTCATGCTAATGAATTTGCAACAGCATTAATTAATAAGAATAATTGGAAGCCTAAAGTATTATATCAATATTTTCCTACTGAAGAAGAAATGCTTGAGCATTTTTTCACAGTGATTATTCCAAAAATCAGTTGTTTATCTGGATGGAATAGTTACGGATTCGATATGTTATATTTGACTCATCGAATTGAAAGATTATTTGGTAAGAAGATTGCTATGAATATGATTTATAAAGCATCTCCAACAGGTGAAATTAAAAAGTATTCATGGGAAGATATGAATGGTGATAAGAAATTTTTCTGGGGTCCTGCTCATTCAGTTATTATTGACTATATGCTGGTAGTAAAACAATATGATTATACATTAAGACCTTATGAAAGCTATTCATTGGATTGGGTAGGAAGTCATGCTGTCAATGCTCATAAAATTAAATATGAAGGAACATTGCAGCAATTATATGAAAGAGATCCTGAATGGTATTATTTCTATAATGCTGTTGATAGTTTGATTACTGAATTAATTCATTATAAGCTTAAGTCTCTTGAATCGCCTTGTGCAACATCAGCAGTAACATTAGTATCATTATTAAGTGCATTTGGACAAGTTGCATTAGGAACAGCAAATGTATTTGAAGAATTTTATGAGCAAAATAAGAAAGTAGTATGGGATTATGATGCTATTGAACGTACAAAAATTCCATATGAAGGTGCATTTTGTGGATGTGTTCCTGGTCGTTATGAATTTACAGTTTGTGATGATTTTGCTTCACTTTATCCGTCTCAAGTTCGTACATGTAATATATCATTTGAAAATCTTATCCAAGCTAAAGATGGACCAGATAGTTTTGGAAGATATATACCAAGAAATTGGACTCCTGAAGAACTAGAAGAATTCAAGAAAGACCCAAACTATTTTGTTACTGTTATGGGTAATGTATATAAGAATGATAAAGACTATGCATTCAGACGTATTCAAGCAAAGTTAAAGAGAAATAGAGATAAATATAAATATACAGGACAACGTGTAGAATCAGAAGCATTAGTATATATTGATGATATACTTTCAGGAAAACAATCAAATATTGTATTTGATGATGATGTAAATAAGCTCTTAACTGAAAAGTTTGCATTCTTAGGTGAAAATCCTCAACAATATATTAAGAATATGTCTAAGCAAGAATTAGAATTATTTAGAGTTGATGTTGAAGATTTACGACATGAACATTGGCTTCTTGAGAATGCTATGAAAACATCAGGTAATGGATTATATGGCTGTTGTGCAAATAGATTTTTCTATTTCTATAATATGGCTTTAGCAGGTGATATTACTGGTGAGTGCCGTAATCTTACAAAGACAATGTGGAATAATCTTGAATATTTCTTCCATGAAACTTTATGGGAAAGAAAAGACTTATGGAAAGAATTTGACTTTGAACTTGATGAAAGTATGCATGATTGGTATAGAGAACAACCTATCTCTATATATTCCGATACTGATAGCTTGGCAAAAAAATCATTATTATTAATTAAAGATACTAAAAATATTAAAAATAAAATAACTATTGAAGATTTATTTAATCAATCTTTAGATAAAAATGGTTTATCAGATATAACACAGAATAATCAAGAAATAGTTAAGTGTGATCAACAATGTTTAAATTGGACTAAGGAAAATGGATTACAATATGTACCTATTAAATATATTATGAGACATAAAGTATCTAAAGAACAATTTAAAATTAAAACAAAATCGGGTAAAGAAATTATAGTTACAGGAGATCATTCTTGTATAGTTTTTAGAAATGGAAAACAATTAACTATTAAAGCTAGAGATATAAATAAATCTACTGATAAGATTTTATCAATAATTAATAATGAAGAATAACGAATTTTATCATACTAGTATAGACATTAAAGAATATCCCTTTGATATAATATCTTTAGAAGAAGTTAATCAAGAACTAATACAATTAGTTAAAAAATTTAATTCTTCTAAAGATATTAATGAGAAAAAAGAATTATCTAAACAAATACCTATTGAATTTCCTAAATGTCGATTTTGCGGAAATATTATTATAAATTCAAATTTTTTAATAAATTTAAAACAAAAAAATAAAACAATACAATTAATATTACCATCAGTTTATTACCGTGAAATAGATGGAAAAAAATATTATTTAAGTTGTTGTGAAAATTGTTTATTAGAACATTTTAAAGATAATCCGCCTAAAGCACCTAAATATTATTTTATGAAAGCAAATATTTATGGTCAATATTGTTTTGGATATTCTGATGAAGAATATAAAAAAATATGTTCAATGACAGTTGGTGTAACATATAATTCAATGATTAATAAATGGGGTAAAGAATTAGGAGAGAAAAAATGGAAAGAATATCGTGATAAACATTCAAAAATAGCGTCTAAACAATATTTTATTGATAAATATGGTAAAGAAGAAGGATTAAAAATCTATCATGATTCGAGAGCAATAACTAAAAAGGGAATGATAAAGAAATATGGTAAAGAACTTGGTTTAGAAAAATGGAAAGAATATTGTGATAAACAAAAAATAACTAAATCATTTGATTATATGATTAATAAATTTGGATATGATAAAGCAATTCAAATTAATAAATCTAAAGCATTAACATTAGATAATTTTATTAGAAAATATGGAGAAGAATTAGGCAATAAAAAATATATAGAATTTACAAAAAGGCATATTAATTTTTATTCTAATATTTCTCAAAAATTATTTAATGAATTAGATAAATATTTATCAGAAAAATATACAACATATTATGCAACTAAAAATTATGAATATCCTATTAAATTATTAGATAAATATGTTTGTTTAGATTATTATATTAAAGAATTAAATATATGTATTGAATTTAATGGAAGTATATTTCATGGAGAACCTCGATTATATAAAGATAATGATAAATGTAATCCATTTATTAATTTAACTGCTAAAGAAATTAGAGATAATGATCAAAAAAGATATAATTTACTAAAAGAATTATATAATATTAATACATATATTATTTGGGAATTAGATTATAATAAAAATTTTAATATACAAGACTATATTATAAAAGTATTAAAAATTAATATATAATAATTATGTTAGAATATCAATTTGAAGAAATAGAAAGTATTGAACAACTAGACAATTTTAATGATGAATATGTTTATGATATAGAAGTAGATGATAATTCTCATACTTTTATAGCAAATGATATATTAGTTCATAATTCGGTTTATACAACTTATGGTACATTATTCCGTTGTATGACACCAAAATATCAAGAAAAGTATAAAGATAAGAAAACAAAAGTAGATTGGATATTGAATTTTAATAAGAAATTTGTAGATAAGCAAAATAACCAATGGTGTGAAGAAATGTATAATCCTCGTCATGGCAAGAATGTTCATGAGTTTGAATTAGAGACTGTTTCATATTCACAAATTTGCTTAAAGAAAAAGAAATATCTTAAAGGTTATGCGTTTGTTAAAGGTAAGTTTTACGATAAGCCAAAAGTAAGTGGAACAGGTATTGAACTTATTAAATCAACTACACCAGCATTATGTAGAGAGATTCTTTCAGACTTAATGAATAGTCTTATGTTTGAATATGATGAAGACCATAAGAAAGAATATATTCTTGAGTTTAATATGAAATTAGCTAATTATAGGAAACAATTCTATTCTGCTCCATTTGAAGATATATCTCAATCTATAGGTGTTGGTAATTATAAAAAGTATGTTATTGATGACGAAGATGATTTACTATTAGGAAAACAATGTCCAGTATCAGTTCAAGCTATAGCACGATATAATTATTTAGCACATAAGAATGGACAAGATAATCTTAAGCAATATTCAGGTAAGATTAAATATTATAATGTTAAGATAGGTAATACAGATGGATATTTTGGTTTTCCTGCTGGCGAGCTTCCTGAATGGGCACCACCTATGAATAAAGAAATGCAATGGAGAAAAACAATTATAGACCCAATTAATCGTTTCTTGGAAGTTATGGAGATTCCATTGGTAAATGCTGGAACAGCTCAGCAATTAACATTATTTTAAATTATTATTAAATACATGGTAACTTTGTTATAAATATTATATATATGGAAGCATAATTGATAATAAATATATTCAAATTACCAGTTATGAGCATAATTTTATTTCTATGTTTTATAGGTTTATTGTATGCTTTATATAAAATTACGAAAAATATAGATAAAGAAATACATGATAATTATATAAAGATACAAGACCAAATAAAACAATTAAATGATGAGTATGTAAATGGTAAATATGATTTTGAAACGTATAAAGAAAAAAAGAACGCATTATTTAAATCATATCATATACCTCTTAATTATAAAGAAGACCTTTAAAGGTCTTCTTTTTTGATATAAATATATGAATAATTTATTAGTATAGACTATATTTAATATATAATTTAAATAATATTAATGATATGATAGATTGGAGTAAATATTTTGACCATATTTTTTGTATTCACTATTTAGCTAATGACCGAATTAATAGACATCATCAATTAATTAATGAATTATCCAGAGTTGGAATATATCAATCTGGAATTTTTTCATTTATATATGATGAAGATTCGGTAATTACTAATGATATAATGGAAAATGCAAGAAATAAATATTTTATTGGATTAGATAAATATGGGAAACGAGTAACAATAAATCATTATAAAGCATTTAATATTGCAAAGATATGTGGATATAAGAATATATTAGTGCTTGAAGATGATGTATGTTTTTTGAAAGACTTAGATGAATTAGAAAAATATATTCAAGAAACAAGTGTATTGAATACTGATTTAATTATGTATGATTATATTACTTATAAGAATATATATACAAATACTGAATTAAATTGCTTTGCTACTTGTTATCAATTAAAGAATGACGGTATTGATAAGATGATTAAGAATCTTGAACATATTCATATGTATATTATTGACTTATATTTTTCTACTACTAATCATTATAATTTCTATGCTAAAGATTATGAACAACCGATAGTATATCCTCATGTCTTAAGTATTAGTAAATGTCCTAAACGATTAGCATTACAAAGAAATAACCCAGCATATAAGAATTGTCATATAGATATAAATTATGATGAATATGAAAATTTTTTTGATAAAAACTAAAAATTTTTGTATATAATTTAAAATTTTTTGAAAAAAAGTATTATATTTATATAGTAATTTATAGAAATATAGGTTACTGAGCTACTATAAAAATATTAACATAAATAATTAAATTATGAGCAACAAAGTTTTTGGTATCGATTTGGGTACCGGTAATTCATGTGTAGCTGTTATTGAAAATGGAAAGGCTACAGTTATTGCAAATGCTGAAGGTAATCGTACAACTCCTTCAGTAGTTTTTATTAAGGGTGATGAACGTAAAGTTGGAGGTTCAGCTAAACGTGGTATGATTATGAACCCTAAGAATACAGTATCTTTCATTAAGCGTTTTATGGGTGCTGAATGGCAAGATGCAGATGTACAAAAGATGTTGACTATGGTAACTTATGAAGTAGTTAACAAAAATAATAAGCCGTATATTAAGATTGATGGTAAAGAATATTCTGCTGAGGAAATCTCTTCATATATTCTTGCTGACCTCGCAAAGGTTGCATCAGAATATTATGGTGAAGATGTAAAGAAGGTTGTTATTACTGTTCCTGCATGGTTCAATGATGTTCAACGTAAGGCAACACAACTTGCTGGCGAACTTGCTGGACTTGAAGTTCTCCGTATTATCAATGAGCCTACCGCAGCTATTCTTGCAGCTGGTATGGATAAAGAAGATAAGGAACGTCTTGTACTTGTAAATGACCTTGGTTGTGGTACTGAAGATGTATCTATTTGCGAAGTTTCACAAGGAATCGTTGAAGTTCTTGCATCTGATGGTGATGTATTCCTTGGCGGTCAAAACTATGATAATGAAATTGTAAATTGGTTGGCCGATGAATTTATGAAGGACCATGCTGGTGTTGATTTACGAAAGGATCCTATGGCATATGCACGTTTGGTTGAAGCTGCAGAAAAAGCAAAATGTGAATTGTCAACCGCAACACAAGCTGAAATCAATCTTCCTTATATTACTGTTATTGATAGTGTTCCTCAAATGTTGGTAACCACATTGACTCGTGCTAAATTTGAATCACTTACAAAGCAATATACAGATAAGGTAATTGAAATTGCAAAACGTGCTCTTGAAAAGGCAGGTAAGACTTCTGCAGATATTACAGATATTCTTCTTGTTGGTGGTTCTTCACGTATGCCACAAGTACAAGAAGCACTTAAGAATGCATTTGGTGATAAACTTAATAAGCAATCTAATTTTGATGAAGCAGTTGCACTTGGTGCAGCAACTCAAGCTAAAGCAATTGCAAATCCTGAAGAAGGTGATACATTGCTTCTTGATGTAACTCCTATTTCACTTGGTATTGAAGTTAATGGCAATATGTTTGGTAAGCTTGTAGATGCTAATACAACTATTCCATGTAAGAAATCACAAATCTTTACAACAGCGGTAGATAATCAACCTGCAGTATCAATCGTAGTTCTTCAAGGTGAACGTCCTATGAGTAAGGATAATAAGCAAATTGGTATATTCAACCTTGATGGTATTGCTCCTGCCCCTCGTGGAATTCCTCAAATTGAAGTAACATTTGATATTGATGCTAATGGTACTTTGACAGTAACTGCTGTTGATAAGGGTACTAATAAGGAACAGCATATTACTATTTCAGATTCTAATACTCTATCACAAGATGAAATTGATAGAATTAAGAAGGAAGCTGAAGAACATAAAGCTGAAGATGATAAGAAGAAAGCTGAGTTTGAAAAGAAGAATGAAGCTGAAGGATATATCTATTCAGTTGAAAAATCTTTGAATGATGAACAATTTAAAGATAAGTTTACTGAAGATGAAAAGAAGCAACTTGAAGACCTTGTAAAGGAAGCTAAGGAAGCAATCGATTCTAAAGATGATGAAAAGATGTTTTCTAAGAAAGAAGAACTTGAAAAGGTATATGCTCCTATCATTACACGTATCTATCAAGAATCAATGCCTAAGGACCAACAAGGTAATCCCCAAGTAGATCCTAATATGTTCAAAAATATGTTTGGTAGTGGTAATTTTGCTACAGGTGCAGATTTTGATCCATCAAAGTTTACACAAGCAAAACCGAATAATTAATATATAAAACTCTCAATGGGATTCTCATTTGAGAGTCCCTATATAAATATATTCAAAAATAATTGGAGGTAATTATTATGACAAACGCTTTAGATTTTTTCAATTTTGGTAAATCGTCTATTTTCGACAATTGGTTCGACAATTTTGGTATGATTCCAACAAACTTTACCAATTCCCCAAAGGTTAATGTAAAGGAAACTGATAAAGCTTATGAAATAGAAATTGCCAATCCTGGTTTCTCTAAAGATGAAACAAAAATTGAGGTTAAGAATGGTATTATTACTGTTTCAATGACTTCTGAAAGTAAAGAAGGTGAAGGAACAGAAGATAAGTATCATGTTAAACAATGGAGTAAATCATCTTATGAGGAATCTTGGAATCTTCCAGAAAATGTAATTGATGACCAAATCTCAGCAAAGAATGTTGATGGGGTTCTTACAATTACATTACCTAAACGAGAGGAAGATACTAAGAAAGAAGAACCAAGGACCATTACTATTGAATGATATTTATTTTGGGTGGGACTTAAAAATCTCACCCAAATTTTTCTATTTTATTATATTAAATATATTTGAAGTATTATGACAGAATTAAGCTTAATTGCACAAAATTATTTAACAGATAAAGGTTGTACATATTTTAATTCTCATTGTTATACTGAAATTTATAATTCTTATTTTCAAAAACTTAAGAATAAAAATAGAAAAGTATATATTTTAGAAATTGGAGTACAAGCAGGATATGATTTATTAATGATGAATGATTATTTTGAAGGCAATTGTGAAATATATGGTTTTGATATTAATATAAATACTTTAGAAGTTGAATTACCTGATAATATTCATATATTTGAATTAAATGCTGCAAGTATACCAGAGTTAAATAAATTTTATTCAAACTTAATACATTGGTCAGTAAATAAAATGCCTCAATTTGATATTATTATTGATGACGGTTCCCATGAGTCACAAGATATATTAACATCTTTATATTTTTTCTATCTTATGTTATCTTATGATGGTATATATATTATAGAAGATTTACATGCAGAATCAGCAAAAGAAGCATTAAATTATTTAACATTTAATGAGTCAAATAATATTAATATGGATGATGTAACAAAAAATATACAAAGTAAAACTATACATTATATTTGTAATTCCTATTGTATAGACTATGATAGTTCTATATGTGCAGTTTTAACATTTAAAAAATAAGTTATGGCAAATAATAAAGATTTATACGAAATATTAGGTTTATCACGTAATGCATCTGATAATGATATTAAGAAAGCATATAAGAAGCTTGCTTTAAAATATCATCCTGATCGTCAAGGTGGAAAATCAGATAAAGAAAAGAAAGAAGCTGAAGAAAAATTTAAGGAAGTATCATGGGCTTATGATATATTAAGCAATCCTGAAAAGAAACAGCGATATGATCAGTTTGGTATTACTGATGACCAGCAACAAATGAGTGGCGGATTTGATCCTTCAGAAATATTCAAACATTTTATGGGAGGATTTGATAGTATGTTTGATGATGACGATTCTCCTTTTGGAACATTTTTTAATAGAAGAAGTTCTCGTCAACCCAGAGGACCTCAGCCAGGACAGTCAATAAGAATGCAAATTCCAGTTAGTATAGAAGAAATCTGTAATGGTGTTCATAGAGATATTGAATATAATATACAAGCAAAATGCTCAAGTTGTCATGGAACTGGTGGTGATGGAGTTGAAACTTGTCAATATTGTCATGGAACTGGTATGATTACAGAAACTCAACGAATGGGATTTAGTATTATTCAAAATTCTCATCCATGTCATTATTGTGGAGGAACTGGTAAAACTATTAAATATAAATGTTCAAAATGTAATGGTACTGGATTTGAAACTAAAACAGTTAAAGTACATGTTGATATTAATCCTGGATTTGAAAATGGATATCAACAAATGTTTAATGGAAAGGGATATGAATCTAAAGATGGTGGGCAAAATGGTGATTTACTATTAGATTTTATTTATCAATATGATACTTCTAAATATTCAATTCAAGGAAATAATATATATGAAATAATTGAAATTCCATATTATGATTGTATACTTGGTTGTAAAAATAAAGAAGTAACATTACCAAATAATGATAAAATAAAAATCAATATTCCAGAATATTCAAAAGATAATACATTAGTTCAAACAAATAAGAGATTTGGAAGAATGGGATATATATATGTTATAAAAGTAAAAATGCCAACATATATAAGAGATAAAGAAAAAGAACTATTAGAGAAAATTAAAAAGGAGAACCATTAAGATTCTCCTTTATTTTTTTAATCAACAATACCTCCACCATAAAACTCATCAAATGTTTTACCTCTCCAGAGCATTTTTACTGGGTCAATAAAAAATGTTCCATACTTATAATCATTTCCTTTTAAAATACATGGATATTTTACTGATAAATCTCCAGTAGTTTTATCTACTTCTTTATAATATTTTTTAAGTAGACTCATTTCATCAGTTGTAAGTGCACCACCTTTATCATTATTTAATTTATTATTTAATGCTATTAATTTAGATTTATCTGATGTAGGAATATTTTTTATTCTATTTCTTGCTTCTTTAGATATTTCTCCAAAATACCATACAGGCGGATTTTTTTCTAATGGTGAACCAGTAAATATATTTTTCATATTTGTAACACGGTTTACATTCCAATTATCAAGATTTCCGTTAAACTTAGAATTGTAAAACATATAAGACATTTCAGTAACTCTACTTACATTCCATTTTGATATATTTCCTTTAAATTTTTTATTACTACTAAACATTGAGCTTATATTTGTAACACGACTTACATCCCAATTTGATATATCACCATTAAGTCCACTAAATTTACAATTATAAAACATTTCATGAATATCTGTAACATGACTTACATCCCATTTTGATAAATCTCCGTCATAAACAGATTGTGTAAACATAGAGCGCATATTTGTAACATGGCTTACGTCCCAATTTGATATGTCACCATTTTTTCCTGTAAATGCACTTCCAAAAAACATTAATTCAGTACTTTCTATACTACTTAATTTCCATTTTGATAAATCTCCGTCATATAATGAATCAAAGAACATACGAGTTACATCTTTAACATTTGATACATCCCAATTTCCTAAATCACCGTTTTCACCAGTATATTTACTATCACAAAACATTCTTGACATATCTTCAACATTGCTTACATCCCATTTTGATATATCACCATTAAATTTTCTTAAATATAAATGTTTACCATTAAATAAGCTAGACATATCTGTTATCTGACTAACATCAATATCATTTAAATTTGCATTAAGACCTCTTTCAGTAATAAGAGTTTTAAGTAATTTATCTAATTCTTTTCTTGTTTTCGGAAAATATTTATATTTAGTTACAGTATCATTATTTAATTCAAATTTTTCTTGTATATATTGATTTAAATTTTTCATATTTATATTTATATTATTTTTTATGCTTATTTTATTGTTTATTTTAATTCTATTTCTTGCTGATTTAGATATTTCTCAAAAATACCATATTGGAGGATTTTTTTCTAATGATGAACCAACAAACATATTTTTCTTATATTTTACTTTCTCTACATTCCAATTTTCTAATCCTTTACCTGTAAATAATGAACATCCATAAAACATACAAAGCATATCTGTAACTTTAGATACATTCCATTTGCTTAAATCACAATTAAATTTTTTGCAATTACCAAACATATTACACATAGTTTCAACATTAGAAACATCCCAATTACTTAAATCACAATTCAAATTTGTACAATCTTTAAATGTAGATTCCATAGTTTCAACATTAGATACTTCCCAATTTTCTAATCCTTTACCTGTAAATAATGAACATCCTTCAAATATACCACTCATATCTTTAACTTTAGATACTTTCCAATTTTCTAATCCTTTACCGGTAAATGATGAACAATGATAAAACATATGCCACATATCTTCAATATTAGATACATCCCAATTACTTAAATCACTATTAAAATTTTTACAACCACCAAACATATGTCTTATATCTTTAACATTACTAATATCCCATTTATTTAAATCACAATTAAAATATGTACAATTAGTAAACATATTTCTCATAGTTGTAACATTAGATACATCCCATAATGATATATCAATATTATGTGGATCTAACTCTTGAAACAATGATTCCATATCTGTTATATTACTAACATCTATATCATTTAAATCAATATCCTTATCTTTAGCTAATCGTTCTTCTAATATTTTTCGAAGCTCCTCTGTTGTCTTAGGAGAATATTTATAAGTTCTTTTTGTATTCTTATTTATTTCAAATTTTTCTTGTATATATTGATTTAAATTTTTCATTTTTATATTAATTATTTTATTTTTTAATTTTTAAAACAAATAAATATAAATTAATTTTTATACCAAGCAGGAATATGTTTTAATGATGAGCAGTTGACAAACATTTGAGCTGGGAATTTTGCTAGTTTAGACACATCCCATTTACTTAAATCACAATTAAAACTTTTACAATCATAGAACATATAGCCCATATATTCAACTTTAGACACTTTCCATTTACTCAAATCAGAATTAAATTGTTGACAGCCATGAAACATAGCCTCCGTATTTACACACGAAGATAAATCCCAATGGCTTAAATCTGCATTAAATTCTTCACAATCATAGAACAAGTAACTCATATATTTAACGTTAGATACATCCCAATCGCTTAAATCAGAATTAAATATATCACATCTGTTAAACATACCATTCATATCTGTAACATTAGAAACGTTCCATTCACTCAAATCAGAATTAAAATTCATACAATTGGAAAACATATATTCCATATTTTCAACATTAGAAACATCCCATTGCGATATATCTATATTATGAGGATCCAAACCTTTAAATAACTCATTCATATATGTTATTTTAGATACATCAATATCATTCAAATTGGCATTTTTATCTTTCTTTAGCCGTTGTTCTATTATTTCTCGTAATTCTTCTGTTGTCTTAGGAGAATATTTATAAGTTCTTTTTGTATTCTTATTTATTTCAAATTTTTCTTGTATATATTGATTTAAATTTTTCATATATATATTTATATTATTTTTTATACTTATTTTATTGTTTATTTTGATTCTAATGGCTTTAAATTTAATTTAAATATATTTACTTATTTTTAATATTTAAATTCAATACGGGCAAAATAATGAGTTTTTAAAGCTATTTATTCTTATTTATTATATTTATTCTTATTAGATTTATTTGCAATTAATTGTTTAACTATTTCTTTTAGTTGATATATATAATCTAATTCAAGTTTATGCTTAAGTTCAATATCATCTAATAAAAAATTAATCATAGCTTTATATGTTTCTTTAAATATAGAAGTCTTTTCAATATAATCTTCAATATTATTTACATTATGGTCATTAATACAATTAACAACAATATTAATAAATTCTTGTTGTTCATCTTCTTTATTAGTAAACCATGTATCTAAAAGCCATAATAAATTATCTGAATCTAATGACTCTAATATATATTGAGATAATTTTTTCATTTTACTAATTCAGGCTTAATATCTATATAAATTTTTTGATAAGTTAACTGATCAATATATTCATCTTTATGTAAAATATTATATAAGTTTTCTTTTGGAATATTTCCTTTATAATATAATACAATATCTAAATCTGAATCTTTATGTGGGTTTTCATTAATACGAGAACCACAAAGTTCTAATTCTACTATTTCAATATTATTTAAATCTTGCTTATATATAATATCTTCTATTTGATATTGCGTATAATCTATAATATCTTCTACAGTAGTTTGACCCATCCCATATACATGATGGTTATTTAATGAAGATTCATATATATTATCAAGTATATCAATATCCATAATTTTATCTTCTATATATATTTAAAAATAAAAAATCCTAACCAATTATGATTAGGATTTTAATAGTATAAATTTATTTATTACTTATTTTCTAATATTTGTATTCTATCTTCTAATTCTTTAATCTTTTTAAATACAGCGCCAACAATTTTACTTAATGCTGAATTATAGTTTACAGAATATAAATTAGTATCAAGATTCAAATCTACTGCTTCAGGAATTATATCTTGTAAATATTGTGCAATAAATCCATTAGTATTCCTATTATTACCTTTCCAATCAAAATTATATACTATATCATTTTGATTAAATAATTTATTAATAAATTCTTCTGAAATAGGATTAATATTTTCTTTTAATGATATATCTGAATTTGCAAATAATTCTCCACTTTTAGCATATGCAGTAGAAACAAATATTTGGTTTTTATAACCTGCAGAATTACCACTAAAACCTGCAATATATACATTATTTGATCCAGGACTTGCTGCATAAATTTTCAATGCACCAGTATTTCCACCTACACCAGTTGAACCAATATATACATCACCATTTGGTCCTTGTGCACCTGTTACAGCATTTCCTGCAATAGGTCCTTTTGCACCAGTAAAACCTTGAATAGCAGTACCTGCTGTACCAGTTCTACCTTGAACACCTCGGTTGTCATCACCTTTAGGACCTTGCGCTCCTGTTGTACCTTGAGTTCCTGGTTTAGTACCTTGTGAACCAGTTACACCTTGTATAGTTGCACCAGGTTTACCTTGACGTCCTATGTCACCTTGATTGTTTGAACCTTGAGGACCTTGCGCTCCTGTTTTACCTTGAGTTCCTGGTTTAGTACCTTGTGAACCAGTTACACCTTGTATAGTTGCACCAGGTTTACCTTGACGTCCTATGTCACCTTGATTGTTTGAACCTTGAGGACCTTGTGCACCAGTTTTACCTTGAGCTGATGGTTTAGTACCTTGTAAACCAGTTACACCTTGTGGACTTATACCTAATGCACCATCGCGTCCTTTATATCCTTGGTTATAAGAACCTGTAGGACCTTGAGCACCAGTTTTACCTTGAGCTGATGGTTTAGTACCTTGTGAACCAGTTACACCTTGTGGGCTTATACCTAATGCACCATCACGTCCAGTATATCCTTGGTTATAAGAACCAGTAGGACCTTGTGCACCAGTTTTACCTTGAGCTGATGGTTTAGTACCAACAGTACCAGTTGTACCTTGTATACTTAATCCATTCGCGCCATTACGTCCAGTATATCCTTGGTTATAAGAACCTGTAGGACCTTGAGCACCTGTTGTACCTTGAGCTGATGGTTTAGTACCAGTAGTACCAGTTGCACCTTGTATACTTAAACCATTTGCACCTTTACGTCCAGCATATCCTTGGTTATTCGAACCTGTAGGACCTTGAGCACCTGTTGTACCTTGAGCTGATGGTTTAGTACCAACAGCACCAGTTATACCTTGTGGACTCAAACCATTCGCACCTTTGCGTCCATCATATCCTTGGTTATAAGAACCTGTGGGACCTTGTGCACCTGTTGTACCTTGAGTTGATGGTTTAGTGCCAATACCACCAGTTACACCTTGTGGACTCAAACCTTTTGCACCAGTTCTACCTTGTATACCAGGCCAATCACTACCAGTTACACCTTGTGCACCAGTTGAACCTTGAATACCTCTTGGCCCAATATCACCTTGTCTACCTTGAGTATTATTTATAATACCTTGTGTTCCTTGACGTCCTTGAATACCTGTATATCCAGTAGGACCTTGTTTACCTTGAACACCAGTTCTACCTTGAACGCCTTGTTTACCATCAATACCTTGTCTACCTTGAGTTGTATTTTCTATACCTTGTGGACCTTCTCGACCTTGAGCACCAGTAAGACCTCTAGAGCCTTGTGCTCCTTGTGTACCCGTTGGACCTTGAATACCTCGTTTAGTACCATCAATACCTTGTCTACCTTGAGTTGTATTTTCTATACCTTGTGGACCTTCTCGACCTTGAGCACCAGTAAGACCTCTAGAGCCTTGTGCTCCTTGTGTACCCGTTGGACCTTGAATACCCATTGTACTAGATTTAATACCTGTTCTACCTTGCGTTGTATTTTCTACACCTTGAGGTCCTTCTCGTCCTTGTGTACCAGTATATCCAGTAGGACCTTGAATACCTTGCGCACCAGTTCTACCTTGAATACCTTGCTTAGACGCAGTAAGACCAGTTCTGCCCTGTATTATATTTTCTACACCTTGAGCACCTTCTCGTCCTTGTGTGCCAGTATATCCAACAGGTCCTTGGGCACCTTGTGTACCAGTAGGACCTTGAATACCTCTTGTACTAGATTTAATACCTGTTCTACCTTGCGTTGTATTTTCTACACCTTGTGGACCTTCTCGTCCTTGTGTACCAGTAAAACCAATAGGTCCTTGAATACCTTGAGCTCCTGTTGTACCTTGAATACCTTGCTTAGAAGATGTAAGACCAGTTCTTCCTTGTGTTGTATTTTCTATACCTTGTGGACCTTCTCGACCTTGTATACCAGTAAAACCAATTGGACCTTGAATACCTTGAGCTCCTGTTCTTCCTTGAATACCTTGCTTAGAAGATGTAAGACCAGTTCTACCTTGTATTATATTTTCTACACCTTGCGCACCTTCACGTCCTTGTGTACCAGTATATCCAGTAGGACCTTGAATACCTTGAGCTCCTGTTCTTCCTTGAATACCTTGCTTAGAAGATGTAAGACCAGTTCTACCTTGCGTTGTATTTTCTATACCTTGTGGTCCTTCTCGTCCTTGTGTACCGGTATATCCAGTAGGACCTTGAATACCTTGAGCTCCTGTTCTTCCTTGAATACCTTGCTTAGAAGATGTAAGACCAGTTCTACCTTGAATTGTATTTTCTACACCTTGAGGGCCTTCACGTCCTTGTATACCAGTATATCCAATAGGACCTTGAATACCTTGAGCTCCTGTTCTTCCTTGAATACCTTGCTTAGAAGATGTAAGACCAGTTCTACCTTGAATTGTATTTTCTACGCCTTGCGGGCCTTCTCGACCTTGTGTACCAGTAAAACCAATTGGACCTTGAATACCTTGAGCACCCGTTGTACCTTGAATACCTTGCTTAGAAGATGTAAGGCCAGTTCTGCCTTGAGTTGTATTTTCTACACCTTGCGCACCTTCTCGTCCCTGTGTACCAGTAAAACCAATTGGACCTTGAATACCTTGAGCTCCTGTTGTACCTTGAATACCTTGCTTAGAAGATGTAAGACCAGTTCTTCCTTGTGTTGTATTTTCTACACCTTGCGGACCTTCTCGTCCTTGTGTACCAGTAAAACCAATTGGACCTTGAATACCTTGTGCACCTGTTGTACCTTGAATACCTTGTTTAGAAGATGTAAGACCAGTTCTTCCTTGTGTTGTATTTTCTACACCTTGTGCTCCTTCTCGTCCTTGCGTACCAGTATATCCTGTGGGGCCTTGAATACCTTGAGCACCAGTTCTACCTTGAATACCTTGTTTTGATGATGTAAGACCAGTTCTGCCCTGAGTTGTATTTTCTACACCCTGCGCTCCTTCTCGTCCTTGTATACCAGTATGACCTGTTGTACCTTGTGCTCCTTGTGCTCCAGTTACACCTTGCATACCAATCATACCAATTATACCAGTTCTACCTTGAGCGCCCATAATTCCTCGTACACCAGTTAATCCATAATTTCCTCTTAACGGATATCTAGGAACCCATTGAGAACCATTATATGAATATAAATATTCATTATTCTCTTCAACATTTATGAAAATATCTCCTTCTTGAATATCTTCTGTTGGTTGAGTAGTACCCCAATAACATTTTGATCCTCTCTGTAATGTTGTTTGAATTTTATCAAGTATGTCTTTTTTATTAAAAAATTCTATACCTTGAGAATAAATAATTCTATTGTCATCAGCAGTTTCAAATAAAATATGATAACTATTTTTATTTTCTGCTACAGCATTTCTAGAAAGTCCTAATCTAATATTTTGCTTAATAATACCCATTATTATTTATTCAATAAATATGCTAATATTTTTTATAATATTTAATTAAAAATAAAAAAAACATATGACTTACGCCATATGTTTATATAAATTAATATTTAAAATAAATTATAGATTAATAAAATGAGATTCTTTTAATTTATCTGATTTTTCCTCAGATTTTTCTTTTTTATTTTCAACTAAATCATTCACAAAATCTATTTTTTCAACAGCATCATGAATTTCAGGATCAACCTTGTTTTCTTCATTATATATTTTATCAACGTCTTCTTTTGAATTTACTACAATTGGTTGTTTAGGACCTATTTCATTATCTATCTTACCAATTTCTGTTTCTTGTAAATTTTTAATTTTTTCATTTAATTTTTCATTTTGTTCTCTAAGACCTTGATTTTCCATTTGAAGAATTGAATAATCACCTAAAATACTTGGTTGATTTTCTTGTTTATTTTCTTCTTCATTATCTGTTAAATAATTTGTAATCATTGAAGTTAAAAGCAATGCACAAACAGGAAGAATAGCACCAACTATATATGTAATAATTACTGTTGTTTGTGCATCTGGTAAATCTGTCCATATAAATATTGGCTCTTTAAAATACCGAAGGTTTTCAACTGAATTTGTAATTAAATATTTATATGAACTAAATACATTACCAATAACTTGAACTAATGTAAACATAGTCATTAATACCCATGGCATTACTCTTGACCTATCTTTCTGAGAAGTTAATAAGCTAAATAATACTGCCGCTTGTCCAACTTCAAATGCGAAAGCTAATATAATACTCATCCATGAATTATTAGCTAATCCAAAAAATGCGCATGCATGCCAAAAACTTGAAAATGCAACTATTAAATATAATATTGCAAATAATCCGATATAAATTCCTTTCTTTGTAAATTTCATAATGTTAAAAAATAAAGTCCTATTTTTAAAAATAGAACTTTATAATATTTTTATTTATACTTTTAATAACTATATTTTAATATGATATGTTTCATAAACTGATTTGCTATTTCTTTCTTGGTCATTTAAACATTCTTGCATTAATGCATATACTTCTTGTAATAGTTTAAATGTTACTTTATCTTTTTGCAAATAGTTATTAACTTTTGTACAATAATAAGTAATAGATGAATTACTTACATTATATGTTGCTGCGAGTTCTTTATTCTTAAGTTTCTCTTTTCCATTAATACCATAGAATCCACACCAGATATTAAATATTTGTTCACCAAATTCTTTCTTAATTCTAGCATAAATTTCTCCCCAAACTTTATCTAAATCTGCTTTATCTAAAGAAGAGTCAGAATATTCTTGTGAGTCAATAAAGTCAAATACTGTCTTATTACCATCTTCACTATTATTAATACCAACTTTTAAATCGCCAGATACTGTATTAGATTTGGTGTTTTGACCATTTTTCTTTCTCTCTTTATTTAATTGAGATTTAGCAATACGAACTGTACGAGATTCATGAGCAATTGCATCTAGAATTGTAAATCTAATAATATATGCTGCCCATTGAAGAAAAGATTGAGATGATATATTTTTAGCATCAATATTATCATCTTTAATATTTGACTTTTTACCATATGTATTCATTGCATATGTTAATCCATCAAATGCTACGCTCAATAAGTCTTCATAATTTAAATTGCTTTTTCCATAATATTGTTTACAAATTTTATGTACAAGTGGAGTATATTTAATAGCAATATTATTTCTAGATTTATCATCTTTAAAATCCATAACAATTAAATCAAGATGACAAGTTTTATTGATAATACTATTAAATTGTTCTTTTGTTTGGAATACTGGGATTTCTAAAACTCTATTTTCTTTAACAACTTTTTCAAGTTTATTATAAAGTTCTGCAAAATCAGACTTATCTGGATAACCTGCATTAAAAAATCCAGCAAGTACGTTTTCTTCATTTGCTGTATCTAAATCAGTAAGATACGAATTATTATTAACAATTAAATAATCAATAATATCTTTTGATTCAGGCATTATATATTTATCTGTAATAGCTAAATATTTTTTCAATTGTTCGACTGTTAAATAATTCAAAGAATTAGGTTGTACTTTAATTGTCAAAGTATTCTTTTTAGGATTTGTTAAAGAAATTTTTTTCATAAAATTAAATAATTATACTAATTAAATCTATTTTATTAAAAATAATATTATCTCATAAATATAATCATTTTAATATAGGATATGAAGTTCATAAATTCAATATTAAGTAAATTATTTTCTGCTACTTTAACATATAAAATAGGAATGTTATTATATTCATTATATATATTTGCTAGAGATTATGAATATGTATCACCTATAATTTATAGCGATGGATTTTTAAAGATTATTAAGTCATATTTACATGTAGATTTACAAAAAGATTGGATAGGTCGTTTATATGGAATTATAAATCCAACTATTGATATTGATGGAAAATTTAATGTAAGTAATATGATTATAGAAATTGATGGAGATTTGACAAATAATAATGAGCAAGTTTTAAATTGGATTTATAAACAATTGCATTTAGTTCAAGATTTATTTAATTTCCATAATTTGTATAACTATATTAATTTAGATATCACGCATATTGGTCCAGTTAATGGAGACAATTATTTACTTGTTTTAGATATTGCATCTAGACAATTACTTAGTAGATATTTTAAACAAACAATAATTCAATTATTTATTTACGGAATAATTATTGGATTAATATTTTTAATTATTTTATAAATATATTACTTTTTATGTATACATGAAAGATCTTAAAGAAAAGCAAAAAGAATTAGAAAAGTTTTCTAAGTCACTAAAGGAAAAAACATTAGAAGAATTAGAAAAGATTGAACAAGAAATTATTGCCGAAGCAGATAAGAACGGTGAAGAACTTGGAAAGATTGAATTTGATATGCCTTCAGAGAATTATGAAGAAGTAGCTGCCGGAGTTCAATACTTTTTAAATAAGCAATCAGTTCAATGGCAATATACATTAGGAATGGTAAGTATGTATGATTTTTGGGATCCTGAAAATCGTTCTGAAAAGATTCCATATCCGCATCTTGACTCTATTCTTCGTACATTAGGTGGACTTCAGTTTACTGGATATAAAGAATGGGCAATGGTTGTTGCTATTAATAAATTCTTTGAGCCCTTACAGAAAGCTTATGTTGATGCTACTGAATTAACATATGATATTGCTGCAAAACATGATGTTGTAATGAAAGCAATTGAGTTAGCTACTCCAGTAAATTCTTCAAAAGAAAAAGAATCCTAATTATTAAATCTATTTATAAGGAGGATATAAGAAATTATATTCTCCTTTTTATTTAATTAATGTATAATATATAAAGTCTATGAAAAAATCTCAATGTATTGTTTTAATACCAATTTATCAAGAAGAATTAAATCAATATGAAAAAATGTCAATATATAATACTATTGATAAATTTGATGGAATATATGATATTTATTACTTAATAGGAAATAATTTTGATATAAATAAGTTTTTTGAAAAAAATAATATTGAAACAAGATACCAAACTAATTATTATATATTTTCGCATATTGAGTTTAATAGTATTTCAGCATATAATACTTTATTGTTATCTCAAAATTTTTATGAGACATTTATAGATAAATATAATTATATATTAATTGTTCAAACTGACGCATATGTTTTCGATCAGTTTAAACTTCAAAATTATATTAATAAAGGGTATAATTTTATTGGTGCACCTATTATATTTCCAAATACATTAAATAGATTTTCTGTTTTTAAACGAGGTATATATTATAATGGAGGATTATCATTAAGAAATATTAAGTTTTGTTTAGACTCATTACAAGATAAAGAATATATTAATTATTTATATTCATATGGATATGTAGATGAAGATATGGTTTTCTCATCATTTGTTCAAGAGTTATATCCATCACCTACATATTTAGAAGCATTACAATTTTCAATAGATAATCAAATAGAACTATATGCACCCATATTAGATTTTAAACAACCATTTGGAATTCATCATTTTTTCAATAATGATGATAACCAGTTTAATAAATTAGAATATATTAAAGATTTAAAATGGATATAAAAACCCAAATACCTAAGACCATAGTATATTATTTCTATATAGATTCTAATGAATTCTATGAAGTATATAAATTACACTTAGAATGTCTTAAAGTATATAAAGATATTGTCAATAAATATATTATTATTCTAGCTATTAATGACCTTAATGATAATATATTAATAGATATTTGGAAAACTAGAATACAAGAATATCTTAATAGTGATAACATAGAATTTCATATTGAGCAAAATTTTCCACAATATAGAGAAGGCATATATTATTTTAAGTATATAATATCAAATCTTCAAAATTATGATGGATTGGTATTATTTGGTCATGGTAAACGTGATTTCTTAGATAATAAGAATAATATATATGAATGGATTACATCTTGTCATTATATATTATCTCATGATATTAATTATATTGAAGAAAAACTCATATATGATAAATATTTATTTTTTGGACCTCATAAATCACAATATTTAATATATCCAAATGTAACTATATACCAAGGTGCATTTTATTGGCTAAATCCTAAAAAAATATATAATACAAATAAAGAAAGTATAGATAGATTTATTGACCATATTAATTATTTTTTGAATTTTGTAAATAATTTATCAAATATTGATAATTTTACGATTGAGCAAAGTAAAGTAATATTAATGCTTGCAGAAAATAATTTTATTCTTAATATAAATAGTGAATATATGGCAGATTATTATCAAAATGAAATTATTCATGTAATGTTAATTGAAACATTTAATAATAGTACAATGTATTTTCAAGCTTATAGTAAAAATGAGTTCTATACTGAGTCATTTTTAAATATATGTGATAAATTCTATAATCTTGATTTTTTTGATAAAGATGATTATTTAAACTATCATAATACTATATTAAATAATATTAATGGCAAGAAAGAAGAAAATACAAATTGAACCCATATCTAAATTAGGATTTAATGATAAATTACATATTTGCTATAATTGTTTATTCAGACATAAAGATACAGGATATTGTCCAATGTATAATGAATATTATAACTATAACCATAAATGTATAACTGATAAAGTATTTAGATATAAATTTGAATTAATAGATAAAGGATATAAAAATCCAGAAATATAATTATGATAGATTGGAATAAGTATTTTGAACACATATTTATATTATCTCGTTGTTCTAATTTCAAACAAAGAGAATTACTTGAAGCTGAATTAAAACGAGTAGGTATAACTAATTATACATTTTGGTATAATATTGATAGTAATTTAATAGATACTACTCATTTTGTTCCAGAAATGTCTATATCTCAGTGTAGAGCAACATATGGACATTATTCAATTATTAAAATATGCTATGAATTAAATTATAATAATGTATTGATTTTAGAAGATGATATTCGATTTTTAAAAGATATAGATAGTATTCAAAATGGTTTAGATGAATTTTTAAATAGTAATTCTGATTTTTATTTATTTGATTGGATAACATTAGATAATGTAGTAAATTATTATTTGCTTGATGCATATTATCTTAATCGTAGAGGAATGGAATATTTAATTTATTGTATTGAAAATTATCCATTTCATGTTGATTCATATAGTTATCCTACTGTATTAAATAATGATAATAGAGATATAAATAGAATATTTTATGTATATGGTAAACCATATAATTTTTATATATCTAAAGAATTGAATATACAATTAAATGCAGCAAATAACCGAATATGTGTACAAAATAATCCTACTGTATTTAACCCTAATACTAATCCTAATTATAATTTATATAATATTGATAAGAATATATGATACATTTTGTATTTTCAAAACAAGACACAAGATATTTATTTCTTAAGTTTGATACTAAAGATGATGAAAAGAATCTACATAAATTACAAGCACATATGAATTTAGTAGATCCAATTTGCCATCTACCAACATATACAGGAATTCCATTTACACAAGATTTTCTTTTTGAATATAAACAAGCAACAGGACAAAAAATATTCTATTGTTCTATAGGATTATGGAAAGTCATATTTGATTTCTTTAAAGAAAATAATATTGAATTTGATGGATTATTAGACCATCAAGAATTTTTTAAGTTACCAATAAAACATACATTTGAAGAATTTAAAGCAATTGTTGATTCTTGGGGATTAAAGTTGCCACCTCGTCCATACCAATATGAAGCAGCATATAAAATATTACAATGGTATAGTTCAGTTAGCCAATTAGCAACCAGAGCAGGAAAAACATTAATAGCTTATATGGTATTTAGATATTCTATGGAGTATTTAGGTGTTAAGAATATATTAATGATTGTTCCTTCTATAGACTTAGTAAAACAAGCATATAATGATTTTAATGAATATGCTGAATTTTTTAAGACTGAATGCGTATGGTCAGGTGGTAAATTATTAGAATCATCAAATTTGACAGTAGGTACTTTTCAATCATTAATCAAGTTTATCGAAAAACCAAAGAAAGGAAAAATAAATAAAAAGTATAATCCTTCGTTTTTCGATAAGTTTGATTGTGTATTTGTAGATGAAACACATAGAGCAGCTGCCGATCAAATTAAGACAATTATTAGTCAGCCATTCATGAAAAAAGTTAAAATCAAATTTGGAATGACTGGAACATTACCTAAGCCTAAGACTATTGAACATTATTGTATTCATTCTTTATTAGGTGCAAAGATACAGCAAATCAAGCCTAAAGAGTTAATGGATAGTGGATATATATCTCCTGTAGAAATTAAACAAGTAAGATTATTCTATCAAAATGAAGAAAAGCAAAAAGATATATTTATTAAATGTGCTGAGTATGCTATTTCTGAATTTGTAATGAAGCAAAATGAGAAAGGAAAAAAAGTTAAAATACCATTAGATAATCCAGAAAATCAAATACAATATGTTAAAACTTTACCTTATATGGTAGCCCAAATTAAATCAAAACTTTTCTTAAATGATAATTCAATAGGACATTATCAAAAAGCTCAATGGGATTATATTACTTATCTTCGTAAACATATTGCTGCAGATACTGCTACTAATTCATTATTTGTTGAACGTATGATGACTCATTTCTTTAATGAGAGAATTGAATATCTATGTGAAAAAATATTACCTAATTGTGTAAATAATACTTTAATACTTGGACACCATACCGAGTATCTTAAAAAATTATTTAATATATTAACTGAGAGGTTTCCTAATAAGCATATTGATATTATTACAGGTTCAGTAAGTGCTAAGAAACGAGATAAAATAAAACAAATGCTTAAAGATAATGATGATTGTATCTTAATAGGTTCTTATGGATGCATGTCGACAGGTATTACTTTGAATAACCTTTGCTATGGAGTATTATTTGAATCATTTAAATCTAATGTAGTAAATATGCAATCAATTGGTAGAGGATTAGGATTAAGTGATATTAAGAATAAATATATATTATATGATATTATTGATTGTTTTAATCCTACTATAACACCAAAGAAAATATATTTACAAGGATTAGCAAAAATAAAGATATATGATGAAGAGCAATATCCTTATAAAATTATTAATGTAAATATTTAAATATTATATAAATTTTATCTATATTAGAATTGTACTGATTATAATATATATGAGTAAACCAATAAAAAATATACTTTGTTATTCTCATTATGATTTTGATAATATAATGAGAAAGAATAATTGGATTGATTTTCCTGGTGAAGGAATATCTTGTATATCTATATGTTCTCCAAATGAAGGTGACTTAGCTGAACATTGGTTTAAATATGATGTAAATACTTTTAAAGTTCATGGAAAACATGTCTTTAATCTTGATATTGATGATTGCGGTCCTTATTGGTTTGGGTCATCTGAAAATTTTTGTTATGATAAATCTCTTGAATTATATTTAAATAAGAAAATTCAAAAGTCAAACAATTATTTTAATTATGAGAATTTGCACATATTAAATTATGAGGAAGCATTTAGATTAGTAAATTGGATTGATTTTGAAATTACTCATAATCATACATTTTATATTCATTGTGCAGTTGGTGTAAGTCGTAGTCAGGGTGTTGTAAGATATATTCTTGATACTTATGGTAATGAATTTGATATTAAAACAAATCCAGATAATCCATGTATTGTACCTAATGCCCATATAGTAATGATGTTAAAGAGAGCATATCGTCAATTATTCTATAATGATATATATTAATTTAAAATTTATGAAGAAAATTATATTGACAATTATTTTTTCAATACTTTTAATTAACTGTAATAATTTTAGATGTGATCAAAAAACAGGTATTATAATTAAAAAAGATACGATATTACGGTATGACCCGGTTGTTCATATGCTTACAGATATATATAAATATCAAATTAATATTAATGATACAATAGTTAGTATAGAAACTGATGCAATTTATAATACTGGTGATACATTAACATTTTATATTTATTAAATTTATATTATAAGTTAAATTATGGATTTTAATACATATCAAGAAAATGCAAGACTATTTGCAAATTATCATAAAGAGCTCGGTCCATATAGTGTAATATTGGATATGATAAATAATATAGGTATTCTTGGTGGAAAACTATATACTGTGCTTGAGCAAAGTAATGGAACATTTACTCCAGATGATAAAGCAAGAGTATCTATATCATTAGGTGATATAATGAATAATATTGCAAATATTGCTGCTGATTTAGGTTTGACATTAGATAATATTGTTTCTCTAAATCTACGAAAAATGGAATTGTCAAAAAGTAAAGAGCAAAAACAAACTAATTAATATCTTGAATAATTTTACTTGGCAATTCATTAGCACGTTTACCTTCGCAAGATAAGAATGAACGGAATGTATCTAAGTATTCTTGTTGCGTCATTTTGAATATAAGGTCGTTAAATCCTAAAGAAATGGTTTTATATGTATCATAGATAAACGTGGTCCCAGAAGCCAATTTTGGAACAAATAACATATAATATTTATCTGTTTGATATGTGATTTGATTTGTATATTTATTTTTTTCTAAATTTACAACTTGAAAAATATTATATAAGTAAGCTTCTTTAGTTTCTTGTTTTAAATATAAAAAATTATTTGATAATTCATCAAGATTATCATATATAGATTTATCTAATTTAGTCATAATTAATTAAAATATTTATAAAAATTAAGGGCATCTTTTTAATAATAAAAAGTGCCCTTATTAATTTATATTATACTTTAACTATTATCCATTAGTAGTACCAGTTGCAAGAGTATCATACCAATAGTCTGAACGGAATGTACATTGTAATGTTAATGCTTCATTAGAAGTATAATCTAATGTATCAAGATTAGTAACACCTGTAAGCATTACATCTCTAAATATAACACTACGCCATACATCACCATTACGGTTACCTTGTGCAATTGTCATATGTGCTGCACAATAGTCTGACTTAATTGAACGAGTACCATCGGCAAGGTCATAAGAAATATTTTCCCAAGCTCTGAATAAACGTAATACAAAGTTATCTGTTACATTACGTAAGTTAAGGTTGAATGTAATAGTTAAATCAGCATATGTACCACTATCCATTACGGGATTAAGATAAGATACATCTACACCATAGAACTTTTGAGTACCAGCCGTTGTTGTCTTTTGAAGAGCATCAAGACCAGAAACATTAGTAACTTGCTGTTGTAAGATAGCTAAATCTTGAATAAATTCTGGTTGAATCATTTGAGGGATAGAGAATGATACTTCATAAATAGAATTATGTACAGGATCCCATTTATTAATACCAGATTTAATTGATCTAATATGAGGCAAATTATCTGTAATCGCTGCTTCAGGACTTTGTAAATCTCCTTGTTTATATAATATAGTTTGGCCGGTTTTTCTTTGATTTTCAAATGCCATATGTTTATATTATAGATATTTTTTTTATTTCCTTTAATTAATAATAATTTAATACTATGAACTTTTAGTATTTGGCAGCCTGACTTACGTCAAGCTACCAAATTTATATATTATTTAAGAACCTTTAATTGTAGACATCATTTGTCCAGTTCTGTAAAGTGTAAGTTCATGTACCATCTTACCACAACCCATACCAGGTTCGATATGAGTAGAGAGAACAGCCATTTCATTATCGATAATTTCAGGAGTATTATTAGATTCATCCATGATATTAAGATAAGCTTGAAGACCTCCATTACTCATGATACGTGCGCAGATATCATTAGCACGAGCTAAGATTGCTTCACGAGTACGTGAATTATTGAATTCCCATTGATAAGCTTGAAGAACTTTTTCAACCTCATCTTGTAAGTAGATAACAAGTTCACGAACATGTACTTTAGAAAGAGCAGATAATGGAATTTGCTTAGCTGTTTGGTTAGCATTAATGAATGTACCGAAGTTTGGACGATATACCATACAGTTAACACCAAATGGTTCAATAATTTGTAATTCATCCACTGAATACTTATAATCAGGACCAACCATACCACTTGCATATACACGACCATAGTTAGGACCAGCAACGATATAGTAAGGTTGACGTGTCATATATTTCTCAATGAATAAGTTAGAAACTAAACCAGCAGATGGAATAATATTATCAATATATCCATCAGAGAATTTCAATGGAGTATAGAATGCAATGAATGAAGCACCTTCGCCATCATCAGGTAATGAGAATGATACAGAAGAAGCTTTCTTACGGTTACATCCCTTAACTACATATTGAACGTCAAATACATTCTTACTATCTGTAAATGATGCATAAGGACATTTTGTAAATGTTTGAACTGATGGGAAGTTAGCAATACAGAATGCACTTTGTTTTTGTTTACATAAGTAAGAAAGTTCCTTCTTAATACTTGAATCTGGGAATGAAGCAAATGTATCAATTACATAGCGATAATCAATTTCAGACTTATTAAGAAGAGCAGTACGTAAGCCTTTATATTCAGAAAGAACTGAAAGAATTTGTTTTTGCCATTGTTCTTTAGCCCACATACCAACGCCATCTGGACGAGTCATTTCATAAACATAACCTTCAAGATATAATGGTTTCATAGTACCAATTTCTTGGTTAAGTGGAGCATCCATACGAACAAGATATTTATTATCAACTGGACGCATTAAATCTTCATCTGCAGGCCAAATCATTGGTTTACCAGTTAATACAACATAGTGGAAATAGAAATCGCCAACTTTATGAACTAATTCAGGATGATTTACAGCGTCAATTTCACCGTTAGCTATCTTTTCTTGTTCTTCTTTAATATCATCTTCAGTATAATACTTAGTACCTGTTTCTTGTACATAAACTGCATCACAGAAGTAATCTTGTTCATCTTCTAATTCACCATCTTGGTCATAGTCAACAATCATATCTTCTGCAAGTAAGCAATCACCAGGTTTAAGAATTGATAATAATGAACGATCATAATAGTTAGTTGTATATAACATTTCTTGATAAACCATTGGGATAATTTGTTGTTCACCCCATTGCCAAGGTTCACCAGTACCATATTCAACATCATCTGCATAGTCAATAAATGAAATAGATGTTCCATAAACTGAATCACCATCAGCTACTGTTTGATTAGTATATTTACTTTCTGTTACAAATTGAACATCTAAGAATGATACACGAAGATCTTCATTAATATCAGTATAAAGATATTTATTAGTTGCATCTGGTTTTTCAAGGTTATTAATAGATGTAATAACTTTTTCAGGACCACAAACACGGCAGCTATGACCATAAGGAATCAATTCTTCATGTGAACCATCTTCAGGCTCAATATATGCACTTTCATATGACCATGAAGTACCCATACCATTCTTAAGTGCATAAACTTGAATTGCTTCTCCAGTTTCATCATCAGTCTTTGTTTCGCTATCAACCATGAATTTCTTACCTTCAATATCATGGTCAAATACTACACCAAATTTTTCTGCAGCAATATCTGATGCATCACGTAATTGACCATCAGAATTTTGACCGAATTCAACACCATCAAAATTAACAGTTACAGTTTCACCTGTAGCAACTTGACGTAATTCGATTTCAGTTTTAGTAACTGCAGAAACATATAATGTACCACTGATTGAACGTTTACTCTTTGCTATGAATGGAACAATACCTTGTTCTTCATATGCACCTGTTTTAGTATTGAATACAGATTTTGTAGCATTAGTATGAATAGCTAACTTATCTGCAATAACAGGAGCATTTAAGTTACCAAGAACAGAAGTAGTAGCTGTACCATTATAAATATCATCAAGAGTTAAATGTGTATTATAAACTTTCTTATCTTCTGCACCTTCTTTTGTAGGAATTTGAAGACGACCAGATAAATCAATAACTGTACCTTCATATTCATAAAGAAGATCAGTATTGAATGACATCATCATATTATGGATATCAATATCTGAATTAAATAAAATATCTAATGCAGCATATGAATTATTCTTATTCTTAAATTCAGGAATTAAGCAACCAATATAATGACCTACAGGATGAGATGTCATATCATTATATAACATATCAAGTGTATCAACAGGATCTCCAAATGCATCATAAACCTTTTCACGAAGACGAAGCTCTAATGTTGGATGTCCATTTTCATCCAAGTTATTAATATTCTTTTCAACAATGAAATAGTTTTTTAATGTATCAGAAGCTAGAACTTGTTTAGCAGTAAATTGTCCACGGAAGACATAGATTTCTGCAAAGAAGTCGCTAATAAGATTATTACGATACTTTTCTAAGAATTCAGGCATTTCGCCAGGATTATCAGAATACCAGTCTTGAACAGTAATATTATATTGAGAAACTTTTAAGCCAGAAGCTTTACGAATAAATACAGAACAAGATGTTTTCTTAGTATCAGTAATTGCGATATTAATATATTCATCCATTGTTTTTCCATAAATATCACGTAAACCATTAAGCTTATCTGCTTCTAAAGTCCAGAAACGAGTTGTATCGTAAATATCTTCAACTTTAAGTTCTACTTGATCAATTGGATCTAATGTTGGATTAAATTGAGAAGAAATTGTTGCACCACCGACTGTTTCATTATTGAATTTCTTCAAGTTTAAAACAAGACAAGGTGAAACTTGAAGCATTTGAATCGCTAAGCGATGGAAAAATACTCCACGTTTTTCTAATTTCTTATTAATACCTCCAAACATTGATACAAAAGTCTGTGGGTCTTTAATATATACAGGAGTATTAAAAGGACCTTGTTCAGAATAACCAACAACGAGTCTTAATAATTCTGTATCATAATTTACAATAGTTGATTTATCAAAAACAACACGATAAATTCCCGCAGCTTTAAAATTTTGTAAATGAACTGGAATTGACATATTATGCGAATTTTAATATATTTTTATTATTGTTTTTATATAGTTTATTTATATATAATTTATATGATAACTTATATAAAAATAATATTTTTTAAATCTAAAAGTTAAATTATATAAAAATTAAACAATATATTTAAAATAAAAGAGAGGAACCGAAATTCCTCTCTTCGATTTTGGATATTTAAATATCCGCAATCTAATATATAGAAGCAAAAACGCTTGAATATTATTAGATAATACCAAATTCTGAATGTACAGCAAATGTGAAGTACATAGATTCGGGGAAGAATCCAAGTTCAGCAAGTGCGAAGCGGCTGTTAAGAAGCATCTTAGGAGCCATTGTACCTTCAGCTGTGATTTGTACTTGGTCAGCAAGAATGTAAGGTAAGAATACCAAACCAGGGCTGTTAGCATCACCTTTACGACCTACGCAAATACGTGTGTCTTCCCAATCCATATAAGGATCAACATAAACCTTCAAGCCAGCAACAGTACCACCCATGTAAAGGTCTTTAGAACCATCTTGTGCCATACCGTTAACCATAGGAGCTACAACATAACCAGAAACATCTTGGAGAGCAGCAGCAACTTGACCGTTAGTAACAATCCATGTAGGACGGCCACGACGACCAACATTTTGAATAACTGTAGCAGCAGCTAAGATACGAGACATGATACGACGTTGACGAGTATGAAGATTTTCAGCACTTGTAAGTACTTCAGCATTTTCAATACCATCCCAAGTTTCAAGATGATCAACACCATGGATATCTTTGAATTCTTTGATACCAAACTCTGAAAGAGCATGAGTAGCATTACCTTTACCCATCCAAAGGTTCAAATCAACATTTTGATAAGCTTTTTGTTGAGCTGCATTAGTAACACCAAGAGCAAAGATTCTTTCAAGGATACGTTGGTTAATGTGTTGAGTGATTTCATTTTGCATTTGTTCCATAATCTTACCAACAGCATCAACACCATAAAGTGGAAGGTCTTGAAGTTGTTGACGAGTTACAGTACCAGTAACTTCATATGAACCCATTTGGATCCAACGTGAGAATAAACGAAGACCGATTGTATTACCTGTACCAGTTTCGTTTTCAGCACGTGTCATTGTACGGTTAAAGTTCTTAGGATCAGAAGCTTTAACATTGAAGTTAGCAAAACCATCAGCAAGGTCTACAGAAGTTTGAACGAAGTCAGCTTCAACTGTTTGAGCAGGAACATAATCAGCTTCACCTTCTGTACCTTGAGCAGCTTCTAATGTAATTTCAGCACCACCAAGTGTTACTGTTGTAGCACTAGCAACAGCTTCACGAACAGAAGTGTCTTCATCACCACAATCTACAACTTCAACTAATGGGCAGCCATCCATACGACCCCATCCAATGAATAAACCATTAAGGTCACCAATAGTAACTGTATCGCCTTTCTTAGGTTTCTTAGTTGCATCAGCTTTAGCTTCTTTGATTTGTGCTAATGTAAGACCCTTAATCTTAACATAGATAGGTTTATTTTCATTACCTTCGCCTTTACCGTCAAATACAGTTTCATTTACACGGCCAAGTTTACCACCAGCATATGGGAAGTCCATATAAGAAAGCATATGCCAAGGACCTTTAGAAGGAATAACAGGAACAAGTTCTAAACCAATAGTAAGAAGAGCGATATTAAGAGCCATTGGAAGAGTACTCATAGGAATATCACCACTACCTACACTTTGTTGATAGAAGCTAGCTGTACCACCTACAGGAACTTGACCTTGGTCAAAACCAGGAGTATTAACTACACCAGGAGCATAAGGATTACCCATACCAGTTGTATTAAGAGGAGTAGCATAAATAGGACCTACAGCAGCAGGGTTATTATTTAACACATTTCCTGCATTAACACCAAGTTGAGATTCATAGATTTCATGAACACTTGCGTATTGTGAAATCCAGTCTAATTTATCTTGATCATCAACTTTAAAATTTTCAGTTAACATTTGACGCCACATATTTGCGCCATTTTGTTCAGTAATTAACATATTTTATTAATTAATCAAAATTTATTTATTATGGTTGTTTTATATTTTTTAAATAATATTCTTATTTAATAATAAAAATTTAACAAAAGTTTTTATCAGTATTTATTTTTGCTTACGTAAATACATCATTCTGTTTATAATAGATTGATGATAATCATTTACTGGGCTATTTACTTGACTTTCTTTAACTGCAGTAGCAGTATCTTTCTTTGAAAAATCTACATTACTCCAGAATGATTCAAGTACACCATCTTTTGTAAAATCATACATACGAGATGAACGAACAATTTCATCTTTACGTTCTTCTGAAAGCATTTCCCATGAAGGTTTAAATTCAGAAGGCATATTTTCTACAGCAAATACATTCTTATATTTACTTACTTCAACATTTTCTTTAACAATATTTTCTAAATCTTTATTTCCATTATCAGAAATAGTTTCAAGAAGAGTATCAATTTCTTCTAAGCGACCAGCTTTTTGTGATTCTAAAATATTATTAACTTTCTCATTAATAGTATTCATTTGTTCTTCAGCAAATTCTTCAGTAATCCAAGAATCAACTACAGGAGCAAATTCTTCAGTAATCCAATTTTGAACTTCAGGTGAATATTCTTCTGTAATCCAATTTTGAACTTCAGGAGCAAATTCTTCACATATCCAACCTTGAACTTCAGGAGCAAATTCTTCACATACCCAATTTTGAACTTCAGGAGCAAATTCTTCAGTAATCCAACCTTGAACTTCAGGAGCAAATTCTTCGCATACCCAATTTTGAACTTCAGGAGCAAATTCTTCACATACCCAATTTTGAACTTCAGGAGCAAATTCTTCTGTAATCCATTGTTGAACACCATTACTAATTAATTCAACAGCTTCATTAATTTTGTTTTCAATTGTAGAATTAATATCAGAATCATTAAGACGTTCAACTACAATATTATTTACATTATCCATAATTTGTGAATTGAAACTTTCTGCAAATTCATTAGTAATCCATTCTTGAATAGCATCATAATTAACATGAGGAACTTCTTCTAAAGATTCTTGAGCGATATGAAGTTGAGCTTCAAGAGAAGTAACTTTATCACTAAGCTTATCAATAGCTTCTTTTAAATCTTTCATATCAATTTTATCAGTATTATTTTTGTTATCTTTATTTTCTTTTTTATTATCATCATTATCTTTATCCTCTTCCTTTTTATCTTCCTCTTTTTTGTCTTCTTTCTTATCATCTTTTTTCTTATCGTCATCATCAGATAAAAGATCATCATCTAAAGAATCATCATCACCTTCGATAATTGCATACATAACATTACCATCATCTAAAGATTCATTAAGACATTCGAGAGTTTGATTTGATTTTAAAGATAATTTAGCTTGACTAAAACCTGGTGTACCAACCAAGTCATAAGTTTTAATAGTAGATAAAGTTACTCTACCTTCATTTGTAATAGTACCAGCGCCACGAGAAGAAATATAAAGTGGTAATCCACCTTCAACAATTGCTTGTGCAATTTGTCCTTTAGGTGTATTTAATAAAACAATTGTACCAGTAATTGTTCCATCTTCATTCATTTGAATACTTTCAATTTTGTGAGATACATTTTCTAGATTAATATTCATAGAATTAGGATGTTCTAATTCACCAGGACAACCACTTTCTTTAATAACCTGTTGTAATGATTCAACCATTTGTTTATAGTTTTCTCTATCATAAACACGGTTATTCTGATTTTTTATACCACATACTCCAAATATTCCTTCAAGACGCATTAAACCATCACTTGTACTTTCTTTAATTGTTAGATCTGAAACTTTTCCCAATGTTTCATAAACTAAGCAATGTTTTTTATTTGTCATAAATTAATATTTGTACAAATATATTTATTATGTATATATAACTTATTAAAAATAATATTTTTCTAAAATAATATTTATTTTTTATTTATTTTTTACTTTTTATATTATGAATTTGCTGTAATACCTATAATTTTATAAACTGTTGTTCCTTCTTCATATTGTAACTGACAAGTATATGTATTATAAAGTATATCATTAGTGCTATTTGCTTTAACTAATACTTTTGTAGTATCTTCATTTAGTATATCTAAATTATTATAAATATAAATTGTACTTGATGTTATTGATGAACCTTCTTGAGGACGTGCAGGATTAGACACTTCCCAAGAATTAAATAATAATAAGTAATTATAATAAATCATATAAGTATACTCTAATAATGCATTTTTAATAACTTGTGATTTATCTACATCATTTAAAGTACTAAATTCTGAAGTATTATAATAAAGATATGTATAATAATTTCCAATATTAATATAATTATTAATATATCCTACATTATCTGGGTCTTCTTCATAACTAATAGAGATATTATATAATTGTATATAATCTTCATATGTATTTTCATTAATATTCTCTTCTAATACATCTGGTATTAATGTATCTATATAATTTAGATAAATATTTACATGACCTTTAATAGTATATAAATATTTATATTTATTTATATTAGTTATCGTACTAAATCGTTTTCCTACAAATGTTGTAGGATATGATTCTGTTGTTATAGTATGTAAATAAAGTATACTTGGATAAATAATATTTTTAGAACATGGAATAGTATCTTTTTGACTACTTTGTAATGGATTTATAATTTCTCTATTAAAGTTAACTAAATATCGAGGATTTAATTCTCCAGTAAAATAATTATTAGTACCTAATACAGTTCCTTTTTCTAATAAATATCCATAATATATTTCGGACATTTCCATATTTAATAAATATCCATTATTACTTAATTGTCTAAATGTAATAACATCAGTAGTATTATATTTTAATCCTTCTGAATATTGTAAATATCCATTAGTTGTATTTTCTGCTTCATTAAAGTTAAAGCAAATATTAAAATATAAAGATAATTCAGGAGTTTCTAATTGTTCATTAACTAAAATCTTATATGATACATCATTTTGAATAACGTATTTAGATATTATCAAACTATCTGGATGGAAATTAACATTAAAGTTATTAATTATAACATTTGTATTATCACCTGTAAATGTTAAATCATTGAATAAGTAAATTCTATCATTAGGTGAGCTTGATACTGTTACATATATTCCAAATATATCTAGTGCATTTATTTTTCCTGTAATATTTAAGAAATTCTTTGGGAATAACGAATAAATATTATAAGAACTGTTTTGACTTAAATTAGATATTTTATCATTTTTCTGTTGATTAGTAAATGATGTAATTAATTGAGGTAATATTTTACAATTATTAAATATATAATTAAGATTTGTTAATGATGCACTTAAGTCAGTAAATAAGCTTTCAGGAATATAGCCTTCAAAATCAGAATTAATAAATAAATATGAAATATTAGTTAATGGTGTATTATACTTAAAGAAATTTACTGGAATAATAGGATATCCATATATTATAGTATTTTCTGTACTTATACTATCTGGACTATAATCATAATTCTTTATATCTATACCTGATTCAGTAATAGAGAAAATAGTACTCTTCTTATAAATTTGACGTTTATAATTACTATTTTTGTATGTTTTATTATTACCTATAATTTTACTACTATCAAACATATGGCTAATAGAAGTTAAATTAGTAAATCCTTCTAATAGATTCTCAGGTAATGGATAAGAGTATTTACCATTAAATGTTGTTCCACTAAATATATATAATAATGAAACTAATTTATTAAATGGTGATAATGTATTATTAGATATTCTAATACCACATTCTTTATATATATTATTTTCTAGATATACACCTGTACATTCAGAGAATAAATAATCAACAGTATTAATATTATTAATGTGACCAATAGTTGGTTGAGGAATTGTAATTAATGTATCTTCATCTGAATCTGATTTAAATTTAAATACTGTTCTATTAAATAAGTATTTTAAGTTTTCTGACCTAGATAAATATAAATTATACCAGAATGATGTCCAATTAGCTTGAGCAGATTCATCAATATTATAATCACAACTTTTATAGAAATTAAATAAATTATTAATAACACTATATCTTGCTAAATAATTTTGAATTACCTTTTGATATTGTCTATTCATATCAACAAATTTAGTAATATCAACTAATTCATTAATATCTAAAGCATTATATAATGACATATTTTTTATATCTATTGTTATTCCTATAAATGCATTATCTAATAATAAATTATCAGCAATATTAGTTAAGCCAATATTATTAAATCCCTTTGAAAATGATGCTCTACTTGGACAATTATATTTATTTCTATCATATTGACATAAGTTATTAAAACAGTTAATAATTGTATCTACATTAGATTGTTTTTCTGTAAATAAATTATTAATATTAGTTATTAAATTAACAAAATTTAATCCACATAACTTAGTAATATAAGTTTGGGCATTCTCATCATCACTATATAATAAATTATGAACATTTACTTCGTTTAAAACACCTAAATTATTATATGCTAATAAAATATTATTATAGGATATATATGGAACATTATCATCATCATTACCAGTTATATCATATAAAAATCCAGTTATTTGGTTTTTAATATTCTTAATACAATCTTCATGAATATAGAATAAGTGTCTTCCAAATATATTTAAAATATTTAATTCATGATTAAATGTACCATTAAATAAATTATTATCAAATACAGTTATTTGAGTATTCCAGAATATATTTTTACAATTTTGTAAATTCGAATAATTACTTAAAGATACGAAATTTTCAACTAATCTATCATTACTTGTATATGTTTGCTGACTAGTATAAGAATAATTGATACTTGCTTGACGAGCAAACATTTTCTCCATAGATATAATATTTTCTGGGTTAACAATACAAGTTTGAGGATTTGTAAGTATATCATATACATCAGAATATGTCAATGCAGAAAATCCACTATGTGCTTCAGTTGATGAATTTCCTATTTCAAACATTGAAATTAATGAAGTATTTTCATTAGGTATTTTAAATCTATAATTAACTGTATTTGCATCATAATTAAATTTAGAATTATAGAATGTATGGCAAGAAACATCGGTAACATTTGCTGGTAATGATGAACGATTATCTACAATACATAAATAGTGATTACCTGAATTTGATGTCTCTTCATTAAATCTAATTGTACTTAAATTTGTATTTGCAAAACAGTAAGGTAATAATGTTACTTCTTCTTTATCTGGTAAAATAACTGAATCAATATATTCTGTTGAGTTAACTGATAATTCTTCTAAATTTTTTAATAATGATAAATCAAGAATTATATCATTATTTGAAGTTTTAGAACTTGAACGTCCATTAAAAGTAAAGTTTAAATTACTCTTATTTTCGCGAATATAATTACAGCAATTTATAATTTTTAATGATTTAATATAATATTGTGTTTCTGAACTAGTATCTTCTGCAATGATAATATTTAATAAGTTTGGACAATTATTTATTTCAATTGATTCGAAACCTGATAATGTTAAGTTTGTTAATGCAGTATCATTCATGATTTTGATTTTTGCATGATCAAATTGAGTATTAGAAATTGTCATACGTTTAATTCTTGTATTATCAATAACAATATTATCACTCCACATTGATGTTAAAGTTAAACTATTTAGTGATGTATTATTTAAATTACAAGATTTAAGGTTAGGACAGTTATTAATACTCATATCTGAATTTTCAGGGTCACCAACAATACCACTAACATTAATATGAGTTACATTTAAATTATTTACAATTAAATTACAATGAGAATTATGTAAATCAATTGTACGTAAATTTGGATATTTATCTTCATTTTGACTATTACTTAAATTAATAGTACAAGATACATTTTCAGAATTAATTTGAATAATTCTTACAGAAGGTATTGATTGTAAACTTAAATTTGTAAGATTACCTTGTGTGATAATAATATCTTCAAGATATGGTGCATTTAATGTTAATTGCTTATTAGATGGAATTAATGTATTAAATGTTTCTACATGAGTCCAACCAATAGAACCACCAAATTTACAAGTTATTTCACCTTTACCTGAAGGTTGTTTCCAGTTATATAATTTATTTGAATCTATACAAATAAATTGACTAAAGTCAGTTTGGTGCTTAAATAACATAGGACTATAATCTAATGTACGCATATAAATTGTACCTATAGAATTACCTCCCCAAGTACCATCACTACTAATATCTGAACTAGCAAATATAGAACGTAATAAATAAATATCTGTATTTGATGCAGAAGCAATAGTATCACCGACAACAGAAGAAAATGATGGGTCATAAAGTAATATACCATTATCATATACATCTTCCCATTGTTTTGTAGTTAAATTATATTTTTGAATATTGTTATTACTTCTAATTTCTGTAATATTAAAATATGCGTCAAGAATATGGAATCTCTTATTTAACCAGTCTTCTAATGAATATAATCCTCTACCATGGAAAGGAACTAAATTTAATTGATCAAATCCTTCACTTGTTTTTTGTAAATATTTATATCTATAGTTTGCATTAAAAAATATTCTACTAATATTATTTAAGTTTTTACCAAAATAATTATTAATAAAGTATTTTGCATTTCTTAATTCGCTACTTGAATTACCTCTAAGTTGATACCAGAAATAATTTGGATTAGTTTTATATCTATCATAATTATTTACTGTATATAATATTTTTGCATATTTAGCAATTGCAAATAAATATGAACTAGGAATATCATATCCATCAGGAACATTAATATTTTCATATCTATCATTTACAGAAATTTTACCTATAATATCTTTATCAGGATAAAAGTCTCTATAAATAACATTTGAATTATTACCAAATCTATCTGTAGCATTTTTCCAATAATCACTAAATGCAAATGGACTTACATATCCACCTAAGTTATTTCTTCCAAACGACGTATCCATATCATAGAAAGCAATATAGAATGGTCCTGATTCTCTGAATGATTTAATATTTAAGTTTTTACAAACAGAGTCGACTAATCCAAATGCCATACAAATAGTATAATATTCTACTAAGCTTGTATAATCTAATAAATAAAACCACTTCGAAAATAATTCATCAGTATGATGATATTCAATAGGATCTACATTACCTTCACTATTTGTTGTTATTCCAATAAGTCCAGAAAAAATAGGTTTCCAATCAATATCACCACCAGTAATATTATCATGTAATTGTTGTTGATAAAGATTTGTTGCATCTTCATTTAAATAAAAGTTAGATTGGAATCTATCAAATTGATATTTATAGTTTGGAACAAAATTTGTTGATTCTGTATCATGGTGTTTTCCATTTTCATCAATATAATATGAACTATATCCTTCATCATAGCCATAATTATCTTCAGGACTAGTTGACATATTTTTTTCTAATTTACTAAAAATAAGTCCACCTACAGTTGCAACTTCTCTAACAAATGTACGTATCTTTTGTTTAGATAATCTTAAATCAGCATTTTTTGGATAGAAGTCTCCAAACATACCTTCATTATGATCAGAATCTTCAAATAAGATTGTTTCTCCAAATTGAGAAAAATCAAAATATGTATTACCACCCTGTATTTCTGCAATACTTAAATCATCAATAGGTTGGTATCTTTCATTATCAACTAAATATACACCAAAACCATTATGTAAAGGTTTGTTCTGTTCATCGGTATCAAATAAATTAATCGGATTACCATCAATATCTGTTAAGTTATTTAATATATTACCAACAGGATAATAACCTAAATTTAAATATGAATCTCTACCTAAATTACAGTTATATATACCCATATAGTAATATGTTGTAACGTCATTTCCTTCTGAATCAGTATTTGTTAATCCAAAAATAGTTATAATTGGAAATCCTGTTAAACAATTCTTAATATATGGCTTATATCTTTCTACATTTTCATGTACTTCTCTTGAATCAGTAAATGCTGTTGTGTTTTTATTAATAAATAAACCTGCTGAAGTATTATTAGCGTGTGTTGAATCTACAGCATCAGCTTTAAATGTAAACATTGCTTCAGGTAAAAATGTCATTGGATCATCAGTTTTAAAATTAGGAGTAAACAATGCTACTTTATTTTCATTCATTGCTTCTGCTGGAGGAGCTATAGTTAATGTAAAGTTTTTACTTTTATATTTACCAGTTGAAGAACCTTGTAATCTAAAATTAGATACATTTCTATTATATGTATTATATGTTCCATCATCATTAATAATTGTAAATGATGGAATATCAATACCTATTAATTTATCAAACTCGTTCTGACTGACATTTCTATTTAAAAAGTTTTCAAAAAATTCTTTATCTGTTGTAAATTGATTATTATTCTTAATATTCATATTTAATATTAAGAATGGAATATTATGAATTATTGGTATATTATTACTTTGCGTTAAAAAGTTTATTAAATCTGCATCTTTATTATATTGCTTAATTTTAATTACTGATGTGGTAATTTGATTTAAGTTATTATAAAAATCTACATCTTCAAAATATACAGATAAATCCTTAACTTGCTTAAAATAATTTATTTCTGTATTTGTAACTAATGGATAATCTGGATGATTAAAATTCTTATTATACTTATAATAGTATTGAACAATATCAACATCTGTAATTTGTGAATAACTTGTCTGACTAGAATTATTTGCAATATATGCTATATCTAATAAATTAATACCATAGTTACTTTCATAAACAGTAATATCAGTTAATCGAATTGTATTTTGTGTAGTAAAATATGAAGTTAATGCACCTTCAATATATCCATCAAGATAAACTATAAATTCATAAGCGTATTTTTCATTTTCACTCTTTTCAGTATTTCTAATTAAAATATTTAAAATATGATATTTTGAACCATTTGAAATATCAAAACTAGTTTCTTTTGGAATAAATATTTCAACTTTCTCTGTTCCGAATATTAATGAATTTTGTTGTAATAGTATACTTGGCGTAGTTTCGCCTAAGTCAAATGATAATTTCATTAAATTACTATTATGATTATTAACTTCATTATATTGTAATCCTATAGATATTAATAAATCAGAATTTTCTGTTGTAAATGCATTACTATTTTCATGAAATATATTTATACCATTTTCATCAGTAATAGTATTCATTTGTATATATCCAGTACCACTAAAATTACGATTTAATTGTTTTAATGATTCTAAATTAATATTTTCTTCATCGGTATTAATAATATTATTACCAATGAATGCATGTTCTTTTAAAATATTTAAATATCTATCATACCAATTTAATTCAGCTGTATCAGTATCAAGATATACATAATAAATATATTCATTAATATCTCTACTATTACTAATAACAAATTTTAACTCGTGCTCAGTAATTTCAGTAAGGCTATTAGTTAATTGAATAGTAAATTGATGGTTTTGCTGTCTATATATAGTTGTTGCAGCAATCAAATCTATATATTTGTTATTATCTTTTTTCTGAATACGTAAAGTTAAAGAAGATGAAACATTATCATATGCAGTTATATTAAATACAATATTCTTAGAATTAAATTTATAAGTTAATTCTGAATTTTTATCTTTTTGTGTTCTATAAATTATTGCATCTTGTAATCTTGGCGTAACTTTTAAATATAATCCTTCAGGAATTAATGTAAATATAAATGTAAATTCTTCTGTTACAGGATTTCCATCATATGTATAACTTAATTTTCCTGAAATATTATATGTTCCTACTATATCATTAATATTTTCTTCTGTAACATTACCTAATCCAATAATTTGAAATAAATCTATATATGAATATGCATTATTTGTTTCTGTATTAATACCAGTATTTGATAATATAATATCATTAATAGTATAATCTGCTAGCCCAGTCATATATGTATTAATTTTAACATTTTGGGCTTCTACATAAATATTATGAGTTAATTTTAATTTTAATCCATTAGTAATATTTTTTAGATATAATGTTGTATTAGACATTCCTAAATCTTTATCTGAATTATCTACTAATGAATAAGTTAATTCATGTGCAGAAATAATATAATTAAATGATATAAGCTTAGGTTCATCTGTATCATTATTTGTAATTTTAATTAAAAAATTACCATTAGCAACAATTCTAGTATTAATTATATATTCATTATTTTCAGCAGATATAGTTTTTGTACCTATTTTAATTTTATTTTGCTGAACTTCAATAGAATATGAAGAATCTCCTGGTCTACCTATTGAAAGTCTTAATTGGTATGTATTATTATCTGTTTTGTTTAATAATATGGGCTTACTATTACTAGTTACTAATTGGCCATCTAATGTACAAATAATGGACCATGAAGATGAACTAGATCCACCTCCACCACCATTTCCTTTAGAACCAGTACCCCCATATTTATACAGCCATTTAACATATGCTTTTAATTTATCAATATCTCCACCAAATTGATTTAAAATATCTACAACATCTTCAGAATTAGTATATTGTTTTAATATTGCTAATTCTTCTTCACTAAACTTAATTTTACTCATAATTTTTTATATACAAATTTAATGATTTTCTTATATATAAAAATAAAATAGGCCATTTTAAAAATGACCTATTCTTAAAAGTTTTATAAAGTAATATTTTCTATTAAAACATTTCATTAGTTTTAAATAAGTAAATATCAGTATTTGTTAATAAATCTGGATATAATATCTTATTTTGATTATCTGTTACTTTAAATTCAGTTGTATTTTCTTTACAATATGTTAATTTTGTTTTACTTGATGCAACATCTGTTTGAATAAAGATATTGTTATCATCTTCATCTTTACCTTTATATTTACACCATATTCCATATAAATAATCATTTATTGATGAACAAGACATACATAAATATTCAATAACTGCTGTAGATTTGCCAAATTTACTTTGGTTAAATGTCATTTTATTATTTGCAGAAGAAATATTTTGAATTCTTGCAACTTTAACATAATAAATATTATTTCCTAAAACATCTATAATACTAAACATTGGTGATTGCTGATCTCCGCTTGCTGTATCTGTAAATGAACCACCTTCAAATTTTGTTGTTGTTTTTGGAATAATCATAGAGAATTTTTGATCTTCTGATGGTAATTCTTTATTTGAAGTTAATTTATATCCAGTAGCTTGAGACATATCATAAATCACAAATGTATTATTATCATCATTTTGACATTCTATAAATGGATAAAAACGATAATCAATAAATTCATCTTCTCCTACTTTACTATACATTCTTGCACTAAGTAAAATTGTTATAGAATTATCATTTAATACTTTAATTGTACCTTTATTTGAAGTTATAATATTTAAATTCTTATGTTTTGTTTGTCGTTTAAGAATTGGGAACTTACTTAAATTAATTGTAATATTTTGACTTTTACTAATTTCTTGAATATTTTCTCCAGATGAATCAGGTACAAATGCACCAGTTACTATCCATGTTGCAGTATCATCTTTTAATGAACTCGGCATATCCATTGCACCATTTAAATATGACCATTTTTTATCTCCTTCATGTGCTTCTGTCCATTCACTATCATAAGTTGTAATGTAATTTTCATCTCCTGGATATTTATCATTTTCATCTTTAATCAAATGTGCGGTATTTAATATATTTGCAGCTTCACTTGTTAAAGTATATAAATAGTTTTCACGAGCAGGATATGTACAAGCATATGTATGTTTATGACCCCCTAAACATAAAGTAATATTTCTATATTCAAATAATCTACTCATCCAATGCATTCCTTTTCCTGATTCTTTATCTGAAATTTGATTAGTATGAGAACCAATTAATTTACTCTTATCTGATAAACTTCTAAATTTACTATATTCATTAGAACTACTTCTCCAGCTTAAACATGCATTTGTTATAACGGTAAATGGCATTTCATGGCAAACTGGTAAATATGTTTTATCTGAATCTTCTGTCCAATGATATAATATTTCATAAACAGGATAAAATGGTTTAAACTCATCTTGGGCAGAAACTGCACCAGTAAGTGTTGAATTATGTGTGATACACTCACCTTCTTCATAATAGGTATGCTTATTAGGATTAACCATAGTTGTTGAAATTGCACCATCAAGATTAGCATTAGCCGCATTTGCATCATCTTCAGTGTAATTTGTTTCGGTTTTTGGATTAATATCTTTTGTTGAAACTGCACCAGGAAGCTTTGCATTATATTCTATACATTCTTCTTGGGTATAATAAATAAGTATATTTGGATTAATAGTAGATGTTGACCAAGCACCTGGAAGTTTTGCATTATAACTATTTGCTTCATCTTCAGTATATTGTTTATACATACTATATACTTGATTACTTGCATTAATTGTAAAACCGGTATATATATTAATAGTTTTATCATCATTAGTTAAATTAAACCATTCTCTACAATTAGTTTCAGTAATTTCAGAGTTAATAAATAATATACGAGTATACTTATGAATATCTTCACTATTTTCATCTTGCCCTGAAATATAATCTAAATCTATATAATATAAAGATGGTATATAAATTCCAGGATCTTCATAATAATGTCTACAAATAGGAGCATATTTATCTGTAGGTATTTCATAGCAGTTAAATAAATGGAAGAAATAACCATTAGATTTACCAGTATCATCACCAGTACCAAGAGCATTTATATTTGTATCACATAAATCATTATTACCAACTATATTATTTTGCTCATAATGTTTAAATAATGAATCACCAGCATTAAAATAATCAAGCCATTCATTTACACGAGCACCTGATTGTACGCAGTCACCAGTATTAATAATAATTGGCATAATATGGCTATTTGGTTCATTTTGGTCATCAATAATTTTTTGATTAACTACTTGTGCAGCAGCTGTCCATACTTGATATTCAACCCAGTGGAAACCTTGTTGATCAGTTATTTGGTATACTCTTGGTTGATATGTTTTAGGATATATTGTAAATGAACGTAATTCAGATTTATAATTATTATCAATAAAATTATTACTATCTAATCTAGCTATATAGTATTGATAAGTTTGTGGCTCTGTTACATTATTATTGATTTCTATAATACATTTATGAGATGTATAAGGTTCATTATTTCCTGGGAACTTATTATAGATACGAGCATAGACAGTATTATTAATATCTACAGGGAACTCTTTACGATGTATTGTATCTGTAGATTGAGTATTCTTCTTAGAAATTGTTGTATATGACTCAAATTTATATTCTTTATTAGTTATAGGATCAATAATTATAACTGCTTCATTAAATAATCCACTAGATACCCAGTTAAAACATCTTGTAGTATATGGATTAATACCATATGAACATACTATTGCATTTGGTTTAGTTTTATCTAATTTTGATTTATCTGTAATAACATTTTTATGTTCAAATGATGCTTTAGGAGTATAATCAGCAACAGCCTTAACTAATTTTGTTTTTGGAAACTCAATAAATTCTCTATTCAATGATAATAATTGTTGGTCATTATTTGCATTAGCCCATCTACGTCTACTTGAATCTTTTGTAGTCATTGAGTTATATGCTTGTTTTGCTGGGTCTAATTCGAATGTAACTTTATATATAGTATTTGATGAAATTGTACTAAATACTCTTGCTTTATAAATATCACTATTTGCTGGTACCCAGTGGTCTCCACCAGAACCCCAATCACCGCCAATACATTTAGAATCAATTAATGTACTTATTAAAACTAATGGATCAGTACCTCCAGATAATATATATCCATCTACATTATTTTTTGCACCTGCAGGAACTGGTTTTGTAAAATTAGTTGCTTGGTCAATAAGAGTTCCATTTCTTAATTTATTATCATATGTTAATGCTAAGCTAAGTCCACCAGTTGAAGCTATACTTAAGTCTAATAATTCATTTTCAGAAATATACCATTCAATATCATAAGTTTTAACATTTATAAATACATTTGGATCATCTGGTTCTGCATATTTTTTACAACGAATTAAATATGTACCACCAGCAGGAATATATCCAGTTAATGCCAAATTATAATATTGTACTTGTGATTTTTGAGTAACAGTTCTATCATCAGTATATGAATAATGTAAATAGCAACCATCTAAATAGAAATCTTCATCAGAAGCATTAAATAATTCAATATATCCATGTGTACAGCCGTGTATTTTATCTGTTTTAGTAGGAGCATAAATAGCGCCAATTTCAATATGGTCACCATTTAATCCAAGGTCACCTGTAGCAGCAATATTATTTTTCTTCAATTTAATTAATGATACAAAACCTCTATCTGAATGATAATCATCTGGTAATAAATCTAACCAAGATGTTCCATCAGGTTTTGTTAAATATTCTTGCATACTACTAATATTTCGAGTAATAGTTACTGTACCATTTTTCTCAGAAATTGTAGATACATGTTTTTCTTGAATATTAAATTCACCATACGGAGACATAGTAACTTTAAATTCTTTACCAGTATCTCCATTAATAAAGTTAACTGTACCAATATTATTAAGGTTATCATTAATATTAAATTTAGGTGATAATGTGTATTCTTTAATATTACTATTATCATATTTAAGAGCTGGGTTAATCTCATTTTCATCTATAAATGTAATATTAATAACACCTTGTTCTTCTAATGCTTTAAGAATTTCATAATTTTCCATAATATCTTGTTCTCCAGACTGATCACCAGATCCGCCCTTTCCTATATTTATTAAATTTCCGTTAGTATAAATGTATAAATTTTTATTACTTTCACAAAATACAAGTTCATTATTTTGCAATTCATGTAAATGTGCCTGCAATTTTTCATATGTAGACATTGAACGTATAGTTAATGCAGCAGTCCTATATTTATAGTCTTCATCATATGTTGGTACTGATGCTTCAACAGTTTTTGTGAAATCTTGATATTTACTATATAAATCAAGTTTATATATATAATCTTCAGAATCTGTCTTAAATTGAATTTCTGAAATATTATAAATATCATCATTATAAATAGGTGTTTCTGGTGTTTGAGTATTTATTGTTCCATCTGGATTTATATAAGCATTTAATAATGACATTCCAGAACCCCATTCAGAGATAGATAGCCAAATAAAGTTTTTACCTATAACTTTATCATTGTCATCTTTTAATTTTCTACAAACAATTAATAAAATATTATATTTTTCTGGTTTATATTCATATTGTATTAAATTAGCAGGATTAATTGTAATAGTTTTTTCTCCTGATGTTAATATAATATCTATATCTTTATTTGTACATGTAATATATGTGTAGATTTTTGCATCAGGTATTTCTTCAAGTATTGTTTTACCTTCTGAACCCTCTCTAACAGTAAATGTAAGAGGACCTGTATATTTTAATCTATTATTTGTTAATATTGAAAAATTACTAATTGGAGATAATGCATCATATGTTTCCTGTGATAAATCTAATCCTTCTATAAAAGATAATTCTGTTTCATCAGTTGCCCATAATGGTTCTTCCTCTTCAGTATCAGCTAAGTCTGCAACAGTTTCTGACATTCCAAAAGCATCTTCATTATAAGAATTAATACCAAATCTAAAACTATTCTTTAATCTTAGCACTTCTGATTGTAATGCTCTAATAGCAGATAGCATTATTCCAATCATCTTATTACCACTAATATCTGAATCACCACCAATATTTCCTGAGTTTAATAATTCAATTAAATCATCTGTTCTATTAATAGTAGTTTCTCCAATTTCTGCTCCACCCCAATTAATATCTGTCGCATTAATTATAGGTAACGGATATTCTTGTAATTCATTATTTTGAATTTTATACTGTTGTACTCCAATAGCAAAACCTGTAGTAACTTGTGGCTTAATTAAATTAGTATATTTAACATTTTGTTCTTCATTAGTATATTTAATTCCTTTAGCCATATATATAAATGTTAAAATATTAAAATTTCTTATATATAAAAATAAAAAAAGGAACTAATCATAGCTCCTTTAACCAACATTTAGCTGTTGTTGTTTTTCTTTATTTTTTCGATTAATTCTTTCTGTCATTTCTTTAATAAAGTCTCGAGAACCTTGAACAATCTTTGAACCATCTTCAAGTTCTTCTTTATTCTTTTCAGAAAATGTCTTATCACAATTATCTTGCATTTCTTTAAATATATTTTCAAGATTTGCAGTTAATTGATTTAATTGACTTTGCATTTTTAACATAGAATCTTGTAAAGAAGTCAAAGAAGTATATAATGTTCCTTTTCCTGTATTTGTAGTAATAGACATAATCAATGTATCTTGAGCTTTTTCATTAACTGATAACATTTTAAGCAAACGTCTTATATTATCAATTTCTTGCTCAATCTTATTCTCAATATATGGGTGCTCTTGAATATATCTTTTATCAAAATAATATGCTGCTAATTTCTCAGCAATAGTTGTAGCTCGTTTTTCTGTACGTTCATCTAATTCGTCTAAATCAATAGTCAATACAGGAACTTGTAATGCATCATCAATATCATTTATATCTTCAGGAAGTTCAGAATGTAAAAATAAATCATTTAATGTTTCTTTATCATCCTTAGTTCCATATTTATGTTCATACGGTCTGCCCATAATAATAAATTAAACTATATATAATTAAAAATAATATATTTAAAAAGTTCCATTCATAATATTAACTTCTATATCTAATAAATCATAATGCTTACTAATTCTATCATTTACTAATTGTATATGTTCATGTGTATAATATGTATGCTCAGATAAAAACTTATATATTTTTTTAATTATTTCATCAGTTAATAAAATATGATTATCTTTACATATATCAAACATCAATAAAATAATATTTAGCATTTCTTCATAAAACCTATTATCTAATGTATATTGTTCTAATGTTTCTACACACATAATAGCATTTTTAAATTCATAATATGCTTCTTTATCTTTATTCTGAAGAAAATATACCGAACCTAAAATAATATATGTATATGTATTTTCTTTATTATATACTAATGAGTCTTTACATAAATTATGAATCATCTCTAATTGCCAATTACTATAGTTACCATCTTTTTGTTGATAATAATAACAACGGGCCATTTGACAAAAACAATATGACTTAACCATATTATAATTGTCTATATATGTTTTATTTCGAATTTCTTGTAAATAAATATTATAATATGTTGAAGCTGCACTATATAAATTATATTTGAAATATAAATTAGCTACTGTTATTGCTGGTACTTCTTGTAAATAAAACTTTGTAACTACATCAACTAATTCTTTGTTATTAGATATATATTGATTATTCATATTTATTAAATGATAAATTTGTAAGTAATTGTTTATTGAATTTAATAATATATGCAGTAGCATCATTTTCCGAATATGTTAAATAACAATTTTCTCCATCATATGCTAATCCACAACCAAATTCTACATTAAATCTATTATCATATTGGAATGGCCCAAATTTACCAATAGGATTTAAATTATTATCAAATTTTAATATATAATGCTGATAATATGATATTCTTGCATTAGTTTTAGAATTTAATTGATAATTTAATACATCATGAACAAAACAATAATAATTACCATCAATATTGACTAAATGTGAATCTCCTCGATAACATTGCTTAAGATTTCCATTAAACCAATTAGTAAGAATATTCTTATCTTTATCATATTTACAAAATTCTAATGGAGAAGACCATTTCATCCAAGTATACGGTTTATCTATAATAGGCATCCAATTTTTTTCTAAATATGCTGTATCATTATCTGCTGCAGGAATTCTAGTTCTTTCTGTTTCTACCCAAGAATCATTTATAAAATCAATTTTAGATAATTCCATTCTACCTTCTCCATTATCTTTAATATCACGTCTTACTCCACAAAGATATATATCATTATCCCAATATATTACTCTAGCATCTTCTAATCCTTCAAAATCCCAGCAAGGTTGATGCAAAGATAACATTTTTACTTTAGAAACTTGCTCTATTTCTAATGTATCTAAATTTATAATTCCAAAATAATTTTCAGTTTTCAATGCAGAAGCAGCTTTACAAACATATGCTATTGGCTGGTCATTTTGTGTATATTCTCTATAACGACTATTAAATAAATTATAATTAACTGCTCGAATATTAATATATCCTATTCCATCTTTAATCCATATTGATGGGTTCATAGACGCTAATGTTTCTACTTCATCATAATTGATTTCTAATAATGATAATTGTGCATTGTTTTCAAGTAAATATTTTATAAAGCCAAATTGTTTAATATCTTCAATATGCATCATATATTCTTAACTATTTTATATTTGAATTTTTAATTGATTTACACCATCTGTATATTTATCAGTAACTTCATATAACATAAATATATCTTTATCAATATGGTCAGTAAAATAATAAATATTAAATATTTTCTCTAATTCTATATTATCTATATCTTTATATTTCTTTACAACAAAATTATATACTTCATCTATATAGTTTTTAATTCCATAAATATTATTCACATCTATATAATCTGGACGCATTGAACACCAATCATATACCCTTGACATATATGTATGAATACCTATTATTTCATCATTTTGATTATATACTGCAACACCACTAAAATTATTATCGTTCTTTTCAAATAAATATCCGCATTTTAATAGTAATGGATTTTTACAATTTTTAATTAAATTAAAGTAATATGGATGATAGTTTTCTAAAAAATAATTATCTCTAAAAATTTGAGAAGGTATTTCATCATAATAAATCATATCCCTATGAAAATAATCAGATAACTCTTTTAAGTTTAATATATGGAAAAATGTATTTGGTACATATTTACTATACTCTCTACAATAATCATCATCTTGAGAATAATCAACTTCAGGATATCTATGATTTAATACATAAGCAATATCTATTTTATTTTCTATAATATGCTTAATTAAATCAAATAAATTATCAGGATCTATTACAAAAAAATCGTCATCTAAATATACTATATAATCATAGTTTTTATGGTATGCAAATGAAATCATAGATGTAAATAACGCATCACCAAACATTGTATTATTATAACTAAATATATCTTCATCTGTAGGTAATATATTAGTTCTAGTTGGTACTATCATAAAATTATTTGTAGATAATAATTCTTCATATAATTTATATGACTTCAAAACTAATGAATCAATAAAAGTATTTCCATTAGTCACAAAAAGTACATTATTATCTTTAAGAAATTTTACTTTACTCATTATTTAAATAGTTCCATTAAAGTTTTTTTATCTTCTTTATTAATATGTGAAGCAATATATGCTAATGTATTATTTAATGACGTCTTAACTTTATTAATAGATATACTTTCATTTTCAGATATTTCTTGTAGTGACATTTCAAATGGTAAATCTATGCCATAATATTTATATAAAATACGCTTATCAATAGGATTTACATTAATTAATATATTCTCTAATAAATCATGGAACATATTTTTCTTCTCATTATTCTCAACATTATCATCTTCAAAAATAAATTGGTCATTTTGATAATACTCATTCATAATATTATCATTATAATTATCATCTGTATGAGGATTTAATGAGTCTAATTTAATAATTGTCAATGGTTGAGTAGTCTCCTTATTCTTGGCTGAATTTGGAATATGTATTAAATTGACCATTTTATTCAATGATGATGTAATAGTTGCCCTAATCCATGCAAAACCTATAGATGAAAATGATGCTTTCTTAATATTCTTATATACCCATTCTATAAATTTTAACTTATTTTCAAACCCTTCTTGTGGAATCTTCATTAAAGTATTTGCAAGAAGCTTAGTATATTTAAAATTAGTTTTAATAATTTCTGAAGCATCATCATATGTAAATGAATCCCTTTCAAAACTATTTATTGACTTAATAATATTATTTTGAAGATTTGCTCTATCAGTATCAAATTTATCCCATGCAATTAATAATCCTAAATTACCTGTCTGAATTAAGTCTTCAAATGGCAATCCTAAATTACGATACCTCTTTGCACAATTAATAACTAATTTTAAATTATTCTTAATGAATATATCACGATTTTCAGGAATAACTTCTAATGATTCGCTTTCATTCATTGGATGTAAAATATACTCACGTTTTACATCATTAAAATAAATATCAATATTATTATCAAATAAATTCTTTGAAACAAATTTCTTAACTAATTGTGAACGAGTTTTTTCTTGTAATGTACACCAAAACAATTCATTTGAATCACTATCTATAGGTTCATCATAAGAATAATCTTGTAATAACTTATAAAACTCTTTAATATAAAATTCAACAATTGCAGTTTCTGAACACTCTTTAATATTCTTTACATCATATTTAATAATTTCTTGAAACTTATTTTTAAACTCATCAGAATATTTATCATCTAATGATTCTAAAACTTTATCTACTTTCTGTTGTAACTTTTTACTTAATACGTTCGCTTTACTTTTCACTTTTAATATTTCTGCATAATATATTTTTGTTATTTTATGCTTGAATATTAATAATCTGAAATAATATATTTTAATATAATATTTAGATTTAATAATATTTAAATAAAATTTAACTTTTTTTAAACTTTTTATAAATTTTCTACTTTATCTATAATCCATTCATCTATATTCTTATTTGACACTTTCCATAATTGAACACGCTGATTAATTCTATTTGAAAAATCTTGTGCCATCCATTGGTCTAAACAATGATTACATATTGGTTCATTATAATACTCAATAAAATCTGAAATTTCTCGATATGATTTTATATTATTTAACTCTATATATAACTTTGAATCATTATATCCAATACTATCTAATACTTCTTTATCATTTAAATAATCTAAATATGCAGCATATTGACATACATATAATCTTTGATTTTTTAATTGGCAACAATTAAATTTACTTTCACAATATAATATATCTTTATTCTCTTCAATTTCTTCAATAGTAAAAAACTTATCAAAGAATTGTAAAGAATCATTAGTGAATGTCTTCTTATAAATAAAAAAACTAATATTATTCTTTGTAAAAAAATTTCTAATAATATTTTCTCTATGCTTATGATATAATGTTATATTAACTTGTATATTATATTTATGAATAATATCAATTAATTCTTGTGTATATAAATTCAAATTAATTGCATTACTCCATAATTGAACTTTATTAGGAAAATATTTTTCAGCTAATTCAATAATACTAGGTAAATTCTTATTTAATGTACACTCTCCACCAGTTATCATTAATCTATTTATATATTTACCATTTTCAGTAGCTTGATATAAACTTTCAAAATCTTTTTGGGCATCTTCTATAGTTCTATCTGTTTCATTAGATAAATAATTTACTAAAGGACAAAAATGACCGCATGAAACACAACGTAAATTACATCTATCTGTTGCATGCCAGTCAACATTATTCAATATATTCATATATACAAAATAAAAGATATATTATTATTTAATATATTAAAATCTTTACAAAAAATTTTATTTTTAATTAATTAAGTTAATAATAAAAATACATAAAAAACATATAAAATAAATACTTATTATGGCAGATAATACATATCAACAAAGAATTAAAGACCTTTTAACTAATAAAGGTTGGAAAGAAGAAGATATTCCTGCAGAAGATTTAGAATTATTCCAAGTAGGAACTACATTTAATCTTGCTGATGATAAATTTTTAAGTGACGAATCAGAAAACTTAGATTGGTACGTACCAGGCGGTGCTGGTACATATGTTTCTGAAAAATCTGAAGAATCTGAAGGTGGCTCTGAAGGTGGCTCTGAAGGTGGCTCTGAAGGTGGCTCTGAAGGAGGTTCTGAAGGTGGCTCTGAAGGAGGTTCTGAAGGTGGTTCTGAAGGTGGTTCTGAAGGTGGTTCTGAAGATCCTGGACAATCAGAAATTGAAGTTAAAGAAGAATCTAATGCATGGACATATGTTTATAATGAAGCAACATTTAATGCATCAATGGAAAATGGTGGCTTAGCAAAGTATTATGAAAAATATCCTGATGAAGATAGATGGAATGTAACAGAAAACCGTGCAGGTAATTTCAATGATAAAGTATATGAAGTAGAAATTGGCAATGATACATATGAATTTGCTGCTCATTGGGAAACTGATAATGTACAAAGCATAAAGAATATTGCTGATGATAATGAAGTTTACTATTTAGACATGTTCTATGCAATTGATGAAAATGAACACGAATTATTTACTGATGTTGCTCTTTCAGAAAGTGCAGGTAAATCAGCTCATTTCACAAAAGTTAAATGGAATGATGAAACATGTCCACAATGCTGGCAAGGTGCAGTAAATGCGCCAGGTTCAACATTACCATGGGTAGTTGTTAATTTTGATGATGATGCAGCACATACTGTAGAATTTGAATATGACGGTACAGCAGTTGAATCTCCTTGGGATCATGAGATTAATTGGGGTGTAGTTTCTACAGCTGATATTGCTGATAACTTCGATGAATCTAAATTGAAGATGTATATTACTAAATAATAAATAATCAATTCTTTAATTTATAAATTGGGGAGCTTTAAATAGTTTCCCAATTTTTTTCTATATTTAATTATTATGGATATATTATTTCCTGCTTTTATAACATTATATAATACCGAAGATAATAAGACAAATATTTATTATTTTCGAGGATTGACTGATTCAGAAAATTGGATCTATCAAATGTTTAATGAAGAACAATTACCAGAGCATAATAAAATAATAAATGAAGATGGCTCAGTAATATATGAGTTTAAAAATAAAATAACTAATATAAAATGTAAATTAGTATCTGCTCAAGAATATGTACCAGATAAAATTATTTTTATATAAATACTTTTAATAAATATATTAAAATATTATAGTATGTCCAAAATTAATTGGAGAGAAAAAATTGAAGAATTTGATGGATTAAAACATTTATATAGGCATAAGACGTATAATAAGTATAATGAATATCTTAATGATTATGGTCAAAATTTTCCAAATATACACTATATAGAAGAAAATATTGAATTAAAATATAATAATATAATACATAATTATTCAAAAGATTATTTTACAATTGAATCATTAGAAGACGGAAATACTTTATATTTTGGTTCTAAGAATAACAATCCTGCCAACTTCGGTTCGACAATTTTTTACTCATTGGATAATGGAGATACATGGAACCAATATACAGCATCCAAAATAGGTTCCCAGAATACTCATATTTCACTTAACGTGGGCTCAAAAGTATTATTTAAAACGATGAACTCCGTTAACCATTCTGATCGTTTTTATATTCAAAAAACATTTAATGTATATGGTAATATTATGTCATTAATATACGGTGATGAATTTATGGGACAAAATAACCTCAATGGGATTGAGAAAGCATTTCGATACTTGTTTGTCGATAATAGCAATTTGGTAGATGCATCAAATCTTATTTTGCCAGCTACTACATTAACAAATTGTTGTTATCAATATATGTTTCAAAATTGTACAAGTTTAACTACAGCCCCTGAGTTACCTGCTACAGAATTAGCTAATGATTGTTACTATAGTATGTTCAGTGGTTGTTCTAATCTCAGTTATATTAAAATGATGGCAATTGAGTTGAATCTTTTGGGTCGATCTACAGGTGGTTGGGTAACTGGTGTTGCGGCAACCGGAACGTTTATAAAGAATAGTGCAGCAAGATGGAGTAATACTCCAGGCGATAATGCTATACCTTCAGGATGGACTATACAATATGCCTCTTAAAAAATAAATAAATTATAATAAAATATGAGCGCAAATGATTGGAGATCACACATAGATAATTCGAATGGATTAAAACATTTATATATTTATGATAATTTAGAAAGTGTTATAGATATGAATGAGCCCAACATATCTTATTATACTAATGAAGATATTGTAAAATATAATATACATGATTATTCAAAAGATTATTTAACATTTGAAGCATTAGAAGATACAACATTTACATTTACAATAAATGCACTTCAATATAGTTTAGATGATGGTGCTACATGGACAACATTACCTGATAATACAGCTACACCAACAATTTATGAGGGTCAGATAATTATGTGGAAACAAACAGGATTAACTCCAACATCAAATACAGGAATTGGAACATTTAGTTCAACAGGTAACTTTAATGTTCAAGGAAATATTATGTCTCTTTATTATGGCGATAATTTTAAAGGCCAAACAAGTTTATCTGGAAAAAATTATGCATTTTCTAAATTATTTGATAATTGTACAAATCTTATATCTTGTCAAAATTTAATATTACCTACAACAACATTAGCACAGTATTGTTATTCAAATATGTTCAATGGCTGTACAAGTTTAACTACTGCGCCAGAACTTCCTGCTACAACATTATCACCAAATTGTTATGAATATATGTTCCAAGATTGTACATGTTTGATTTTAACACCTGAATTACCTGCAGTTACGTTAGCAAATAGCTGTTATCGACTTATGTTTAGTGGTTGTACAAATCTAACTACTGCTCCAGTATTACCTGCAACAACTCTGTTTTATAATTGTTATTATTTCATGTTTGAAAATTGTACAAGTCTAACTGCTACTCCTGTATTGTCTTCAACCTCATTAGCATATGGTTGTTATGCATATATGTTCCATAATTGTACAAGTCTAACTGCTGCTCCAGTATTACCTGCGACTACATTATCTCAGCAATGTTATCAAGGTATGTTCAATGGCTGTATAAATCTAACAGCAGCTCCAGAATTACCTGCAACTACATTAAAAACTAGTTGTTATGAGAGAATGTTCTATAACTGTACAAGTTTAATTACTGTCCCAGAATTGCCAGCAACTACATTAGCGCAAAACTGTTATAAAGAAATATTTAGAAGTTGTACATCATTATTAACTGCTCCTGAGTTACCAGTAACCGAATTAGCAACAGGATGCTATCAAGGAATGTTTGAATCATGTAAAAATTTAACTGCATCTCCAGAGTTGCCAGCAACTACATTAGTAGATAGTTGTTATAGAGAGATGTTCTATGGATGTACAAGTCTAATCACTGCTCCTGTATTACCTGCAACTACATTAGCTAGTTATTGCTATTCTAGTATGTTTTCAGGTTGTACAAGTTTAACTACTGCTCCTGAATTACCAGTGACTACATTAGCTGATTATTGTTATTATGGTATGTTCTGGAGTTGTACAAATCTAACTATTGCGCCAGTATTACCTGCAACCTCATTAACAATAGATTGTTATAATGCTATGTTTAATGGTTGTACAAGTCTAACTACAGCTCCAACATTATCTGCAACTACATTAGCAAAAGAATGTTATTACCGTATGTTTGAAGGTTGTACAAGTCTAACTACTGCACCAGCATTACCAGCAACTACATTAGCACAAAATTGTTATAAAGAAATGTTCTATGGTTGTACAAGTCTAACATCTGCTCCTTCTATATTACCGGCAACAACACTAGTAATAAGTTGTTATGAATCTATGTTCACCAGTTGCACAAGTCTAACAACTGCTCCTGAATTACCTGCACCTATATTAGTCAATAGTGGTTATGCATTTATGTTTGAAAAATGCACAAATCTTAAGTATATAAAATGCCTTGCAACTGATATAAGCGCTAGTAATTGTGCAAATTTCTGGTTAAGATCTGCATCATCAACCGGAACATTTGTAAAACATCCAGATACAAATTGGGCTAGAAATGTATCTGGTATACCTTCTGGATGGACTATACAAGATGCTGCTTAAAAAATTATTATATAAATTTGAAATTTTTTATTGAAAAATATTATTATTATATATAAAATATAAAATAAGTAATTAAAATCGCAAATGCTTACAATAAATACATATAAACAAGTCTTAAACCAAACATTAGATAATGCTTGGCAAAATGACGCGTATATATTACAAAAGCCACTTGCGAAATATGATAAGCTTTAATTACTACATTATAACTCAATATATATTTCACAAGTGGCAGAGAAGAAAGAAATTTCTAATCTGCCCATTTTTATTTATAAATATATAACTTAATAATTATGAATCTATTTAATAAATCACATAAAGAAAATATTACTGAATATATAAATGTTTCTGGAGAATTCTTAAATGAAAATCCAGAATTACATAAGTTTTCAGATTTTAACTTTAATAATGAAAGTATATATAAATGTGGAAAGAATAATGAAGGTATTATTATAGATTTTGAAGAATTTTAAAAACAGATTAAATATTTCAAAAAAATAAACTATATTTAAATTACTAATGCCCCTATGGCGGAATGATCTACGCAGAGGACTTAAAATCCTTCCATTTAATATGGGTCCGGTTCGAATCCCGGTTGGGGTACTGAAATAATGATTATGTGAAGCAGATTGGATGTGCTACCAGGTCACTGCCGAAAACGTTAGAAAGTTTCTTGATGAAGTTAAACTGAGAAAGTAAGTTACCCTGGGCTACGTTGGTTTGAATCCACCCATAATCACAATAAATGATCTTTGAAATGCTGAACTCAGTTTATAAAAAAAATAATATGGAATTTAACTAAAATCAATAATTTTGTTTATTTTTAAATATATAGATATTAGTTTATTTAATATATGAAAAAAGAAGCAAAATGTATAGATTGTGGAAAATTAATTTATATTGGATTAAGAGCATCATCAAAAACTTGTAGATGTGATGAATGTAAAAATAATCATTTACAATATATATATCCAAATAAATTTAAAAATGGCATAAAAACATCTACATTAAATTGTAATATTTTTGATATTCAATGTGAAAATTGTTATTTTAAACAACATAATATTTGTAAATCAAAATCAGGAATAAAGTATAAATTACAAACATTACAAAAATATTGTAATCTAAATATTAGTGATTATGAATCTACAATTAATAATTATTTAGAAATAAAACATCAAATACAAAATTTAATTGATAATGGATTATCTAATGTAGATATATGTACAATTTATTTTAATTGTGCTAAACATGGTAATACAATTTTTGAAATATTAGAAATTAATACACGAAATCTTAAAGAATCTGTTAAAAACGCAGTATTGCAAGGTAAAATTGGTTGTGAAATACTATATAATCAATATAAATGTGGATGGCATACAACATGGAACAATAAAGAAGTATTTTTACGTAGTTCATATGAATTAGATTATGCTAAAGAACTTGATGAAAAACAAATTGATTATGAAGTTGAATTTTTTAGAATAAAATATTGGGATTCACAAAAACAAGAATATAAATGTGCTATTCCTGATTTTTATATACCAAGTCAAAATTTAATAGTTGAAATTAAATCAAATTGGACATTAAATAAACAAAATATGAAAGATAAATTTAAAGCATATCAAGAACTTGGATATAATACAAAATTAATATGTGATTATAAAACTTTAATTATTTAAATTACAGGGGTGCTCGAGTGGACGAAGAGGACAGTCTCCAAAACTGTATGAGAAATCGCATCGTGGGTTCGAATCCTACCTCCTGCGCAACAAAATATGCGTCTTTAGTTTAATTGCGTTAAAACCCTGGACTCCAAATTCAGAAGATGTGGGTTCGAATCCTACAGGGCGTGCAACAATGATATGAGTGTGGAAATAACTTGTAACTCAAGTAGAGAGTTTCCAGTAAATGGGAGGAAAGAAGAGTAATGAACTTACTATTTAGCCATATCATTATATATTGGGCTATGGTGTAATGGTTGAGCACGCGGGTCTTTGACACCTTAGGTATCAGTTCGAATCTGGTTAGCCCAACAAACAAATGGTTATGTGAAGCAGATTGGATGTGCTACTTGGTCACTGCTGAAAACGTTAGAAAGTTTCTTGACGAAGTTAAACTGAGGAAGTAAGTTACCCAAGGCTACGGTGGTTCGAATCCACCCATAATCACAAAATATTTTGAAAAAATTTTTTAGAAATATTGAATTTTTTTAGAATATAAACTATATTAAAATTGTAATTAAGATAACAAACTAAGTTAGAAAATTACAAAACGTTCTTTGACATATTGGGACAACAAAATGAAATTCAAGTAAGTTTTCATTTGAAAGGTAGAAGCTGTCACGGCTGCCAACCTGATATAAAGTTGGTAATAAATGTGTAAATATCGACTTCCCTTAAGAAAGGAAATGCCAAATCTATCCGGTGTAATTTCAAATGATATAACTGAAATAATATATGGAAATTTATTCGTGAGAATAGATTTTCCAAAACACTTTGATACTGGAAGAGGATGGTGAAAAACCACTGCCAATGAGTTGCCAAGCTTCTTTGAGGTATAGTTCAGTAAATATATAATGAGTCCTGACTCTATGTCCATCAGCCATTACAACAGAATTTCCTTTATCATTATTAACGGGCCTTTAGCTCAGTTGGTAAGAGCAGCAGACTTAGCCCTATAAATTAAAGAAGATATAGATTTATAGGAAAGGGTCCATATATTGGAAACGATATATGAGTAAGTGTTAAATTCATTGAACGGCTTATGGTAACATAATGTCCTAACGATGAGCGAAATCCTTTTTAAGGAGACGTGCAGAGACTATAATACACTACCTAAACAAGAAATTGCATGGTAAAGGCATAGTCCTGAATTAATTAATATCTTTCTTTATTTGTGATATTTTTTAATTTAGCATAATCTGAAGGTCGTGGGTTCAAGCCCCTCAAGGCCCACCATAACAAATTCATCTGGTGAAGTTAAGAGTTACTTCATAATGAAAATGACTAAAATTTGATACTTTTAACGATTGTTCCGATGAATATTTTTGGGGATTTAGTTTAACTAGCGAAAATACGAGTTTTGCACACTCGAGATTCCGGGGCAGCACCGGATTTCTCCACTTATTTTTTATTCTATGAAACTTGGAACATTTCATAGAATTTTACATGGGAAGAAGATGGTGAAATTAATTGGTTTGTGAAAATAAATTAATTTGAGGTAACCTACACCTTTACTATAGTAGGTAGATTTTCTTATATTGGAAAATCGCGGGTTGATTCTAAACTAATCCTTAAATATGTTTAGGAGGTTATTTTTTTATATGGTGGAAATCCTCTGAACTTTCCACCAATTTTGGGTCGGTAACCATAGATGGCACTGGAGTTGACTGTAAATCAACTGGTTCATTCCACGGGGAGTTCGAGTCTCTCACGGCCCACTAAGTTGAAATTTATATTTGACAAATCGAAAGTTAGACACTTAGGAGAAAGTCTTTTACCTATTTAGTAGTGTACAATATGATATAGGTGGTTCAATAAGTTTGTTACTTGCAAGGGTTTCAATTTTTAATGCTCTTGTGGCAGAATTGGTTGTATGCACCTGCCTCTTAAGCAGTGACGATAAGGGTTCGAGTCCCTTCGGGAGCACATACATGGCTAATAACTACATGAGAGATAAATATAGTGAAAGGATAAACGGCAATTTATTCCAGTAAGCTCGTGGTTATTAACAAATCATTACTTTGCCGAGTAATGCAGTTATGGTGTAGTGGAAGCACGCTGTTCGGGACGGACGGAGACATTGGTTCGAATCCAATTGATTGGCAACTTTTTAAGCGTTCGAGTGGAACGGATATGTTTCTAAATTGATGTGTCGGCGGACTATGTTAAGACTTAGAATTAAAGCTCTACTTATTGACGGATAAGCAATCTTGAAAGGGGTACTTAACAGCATCAAGAAATAAACAAGGTTAAAGGTCAAACAAGCCGCGAATAAAGTGAGGAACTAAGTTACTTGTTTAGGAAATGACCACAGCTAGTATTGTACTAGAAAATAATGGGTTCGACTCCCATGGACGCTACAAAATATTTTAAATGACTTTTGAATATTTGGAAGTTGTTTACTATATTATATATGTGATAAATAAATAAGTTCTTTGACATGGTGAGACAACAAATGCCGAGATGGTGGAATAGGTAGACACGAGGGACTTAAAATCCCTTGGCCAGGAATGGTCGTGCGGGTTCGATTCCCGCTCTCGGTACCATAATTCAATCGAGGTTTGTGGAAGAGGCAGGATTGAAAAGTTGGTGAAAAACCAAATAATAAATATCCGGTAGGTAATGTGAGAATTTTAGCATGCATAATTCAAGAGCAGAGTGTAGATTGAATTTTATATTGGGTCTGCCGTCTATCGAATTTGGACCCTTCGTTTACACCGAAGTGATAGTAGGTTTGACTCCTACCAGACCCACAATAATATAAGTTCAAGTAACGCCACACGATGGCTAAAGATTGGCATTAGAGATATGGGTAATCCGGAAATTTTAACCACATATCACTTGCTGAGGACCTTATAATAATACTAGTTCAGGAAGAGGTTCTCCATAGGCTTTAGGGTGAATACATTGCCCGAGATGGAATCAGAACTTTTTATATACCGGTTGTGGTGTAATGGTTTAGCATATCACACTGTCACTGTGAAGGATGGAGTTCGAGTCTCCCAGTCGGTGCAAATTTCATGCGTGAGAGCATAGTAGAACACGATTTTTACAATAGTGTGGATATAATCCTCTTTCAAATTAAGAGTGATTTTTTCCATTGTAGTATGGTTTGATAGCACTTTTATAAAGCTTGTGAAAGTGGACAGTATAAAGTCTATCTTTTTATGATGCGTCCGTGGCACAGTTGGTTAGCGCACAACACTTTCAAAATGGAAGCTCTGTTTGGAAACATTCAGATGAACATCTCCCTAATTCGGTGAACCTTTCTATTACGTGTTGATAGAGTAACGCCGAGCTAAATCAAGGAAAAACTTGTAAATGTGTACAGACTATAGAGGAGATACCTAAGTTCTTATGAATATGGTAATAACATAGTCGAGACAGCAACAGAAATGGTCTTAGTAATAAGATGCTGTAGGTAATGTTGGGGTCGAGGGTTCGAGTCCCTCCGAACGCACAAAAATTATTAAAATTTTATAAAACTTTGAACTTTTTAGTTAAAAATGTTTATTTTTAATTATAGGTATATAGTTTTATAAATGATAGTAAAAGAAGCAATATGCGATATATGTGGTAAACAATATTTAGTTAATAAATATATATCTTTAATTAAATATCATGTTTGCGATAATTGTAAAGGAAAAAGAAAACATATATGTCCAATTTGTGGTAAAGAATTTATTGGAACTAATAAACAAAAAATTTGTTCATCTGAATGTAAAAAAATTCAACATATTATCCCAACATTAATAAAATATTTTAATTTTAATAAATTAACACTTAAAACAAATAAAGTATTTGATGAAGTTAAAAGAATAAAAGATATTTTATATAATGAATATTGGATTGAGCAACATAGTTCATCAGAAATATGTAAAAAATATAATTATCCAAATGTTGGAAATTTAACCGCTAAATTATTTAAATATTTAGGAATTAAATCAAAAACACTTAAAGAAAGTAATCATGAAAATTATTTATATGGAAGAATAAAAATTAATTCTTCTACTATTTATAAACAACAATGGTATACAACATGGAATGGAAAAGAAGTTTATTTACATAGTTCATTTGAATTAGATTATGCTAAAGAATTAGATAAACAAAAAATTGATTATGATGTTGAATGTTTAAGAATAAAATATTGGGATTCACAAAAACAAGAATATAGATGTGCAATACCTGATTTTTATTTAATAGGTGATAATACAATAGTAGAAATTAAATCATCTTGGACATTGGATAAACAAAATATGAAAGATAAAATGAAAGCATATAAAGAACTTGGATATAATTTCAAACTTATATGTGATCATCAAGAAATAGAAATATAATGAGATTGATAAAGGTGAGTTCAATATCAAACGAAGCTGCAGATTCAGATATGCAGGGCTCTTACGGCTAATGGTGTAAAGGTGGACAAGCACATTATCAAACAACTGTATGTGGCTTAAGACACATATAGGCTCATTAATTGCTTCGGTAGCTCAGAGGCAGAGCATCTGACTGTCTTTTTAATGGCAGCTCTTCATGGAAACATGTTAGATGAAAATTCCGCTAATTCGGTGAACATACTATATCGAGAATGTAGATGAACGCCGAGCTAAATCAAGGTAAAACTTGTAAATGTGTACAGACTATAGACGGAACACCTAAACTAAATGCATGGTGATAACATAGTCGAGACAGCAACAGAAATGGTCTTAGTAATAAGATGCTGTAGGTAATCAGAGGGTCGGGATATCGTAATTCCCCCGAAGCGCAAAAATTTTCAAAATATATTAAATATTTTAAGAAAAATTATAATATTTAATATATAATTAATATCGCGGTATCGAGAAGTGGCCTATCTCACCAGTCTCATAAGCTGGACCAGTTAACCGCTGGACGTTGGTTCGAATCCAACTACCGCAACAAATTTGGCAATGATATACGGAATCTCTAAAGCCAATGGTAGTTCAAGTATTCCGTTAACGTTCTTTGAATTTCGGTTGTTGTAGAAGAGAGTTACTTCAATTAACTTAGTATAAACATTTTTAGATCCGACTCACCGAGGTCTAACTATTATGGTAGACGATAGGTAAAACAACACTTTCTTTGCCAGTTACACTGAAATTCTTTTTGCCTCTGTAGTATAACGGTTATTACACATGATTTGTAATCTTGAGACGGCGGATCGTCCCCACCCAGAGGCTCAGAAAAAATAAATATCTCTGTTGATATTGTTGAGTTATATGATTATTTTGCAATAATACATAAATTGCAATACTTCATTTAATAATTTTAATTTTTGTTTGTTTGATTTTTTAGTTTTTTTAATTCAACTTGGCAAGAATGTTACGAGATATTTTTTATTATTTTTATATATAAATATATTATATAAATAAAAATGAAAGATATTAAAACATACCTTATTGAAGGTTATTATGATGATAATGGAGAATATTATCGTAGTGAATTTGAAACATCTGCACAAAATGATGAAGATATTGAAGATTATACATTTGAATATTTACATGAACATGAAAATGAACATAATTGGAAATATGTTAAAATGAAATCATTTATGAATAAAAACTTTAAAGATTTTGAAAAAAGATATGGTTTCAATAAACCTGGTGGTATAAGTGTAAGTTTGCAGCAAATTGATAAACATTTAAAAAGATATTGTAGTGATAAAAAATAATAAAAACATATAATAGTATTGAATTTCTAATAATTCAGTACTATTTTTTATATATAATGTATGTTAAAACAGTTCATGACACTGGGATGCGGGTTAATGTTTAGGCAATGCTGTTAAGGCCAATTAGTAATATAAACAAGTCGGTCGCATTTAAATGAGGAACTAAAACAGCACTCTCTACCAGACATACATTTTATTGGAGCGTTGTATAACGGTTATTACACCAGATTTTGGTCCTGGTAATGGCAGTTCGATTCTGCCCGCTCCAACTTATTTGTTGTCTCAATATGTATTTGGCCCGTTGGTATAGTGATTGTGCCGCTGCCCCTAAACCAGCTGAGATGGGTTTGATTCCCTTACGGGTCACAAAATGGTATGATAGTGGAAAGTTGCCGGATGACTACCGGGTTAGTCCAACTGGGAGTTCGATTCCCTCCATACCATCAAATTATAAATATATTAAATGTATCAAATTATGAAGCAAAAGTGGTAGATTGATATTAGAGGTTTTCCGTAATGGTTATATATAATTTAAGAGACTTATGTAATTTTTTCTATATGTTCATTTTTACATAAGTTATAGAGTTCGAACATATAACTTCTTAAAAAATATATAAATTATTATAATTATGGAAACTAATTTAATGCAACTTCAAGAGAAAGTTTATAATCAATTTTCAATTAATGAAACAACAAAAGAGAACTATTTAAAGTTCAAAGAAGAAATCAAAAAAGAGTCACATTCCCATTTCTTTTATGTAGCCTATTATATTTTTAAGCATCGTATAGGCAGAGATCCCGAAACAAATTTAGTAGATTCAAATGTCATTGAGAAGTATCTTGATGAAGTAGTAATACCAGCTTGTTATAAAGGCTTGTATCATGGCCGTATTTACCCGCATAGTGGAGGTGATAATATTAAATATGCTATAAAAGAATTTAAGGAATACGTAAGATATTTTTATAATACTTATGCAGACCCTGAATTAGTTAAGTATTATCAAGAAGAAAGAAAAAATAGATGGAAAAGATGAAAAACAAATTATATGTTTTAATTGATAAGGATTTAGATCCTATCTATGGTGCAGTTCAGGGTGGCCATGCTGCATGTGAATGGCTATTAGAACACTGGTAGACTAAACATAATAATGATTGGAATGAAGATTTTCCAGAATGGGAATGGAAAAATGAATATCTAATATATCTTTCTGTAGATATTGATAAGTGGAAAGAACAATTATGGAGATTTGATCCAAGTAAATATAAATGGACATGGTTTGAAGAACCTGATTTAGGAAATAAGACAACATCAATTGCTATATATGCAAATGATTTTCCAAAAGAAATACAAAATAAATTAAATAAAGAGCAGTTACTTAAATAACTGCTCTTTTGAAAGTTTTTATGAAATTCTATATTAGAAATCTAATGTAAGAATACCATTGGCGATTGTTGATTCATGTTGAGCAATTTGTTCATCTGTATAAGCTTTTGTGCCATATATTATCATCAACTAATATTTATCTATTTATTAAAAATAAATATTGAGAAACTTTCAAGCTTCTCAATATAAATATTCTGGAGTTTGTATGTAATATTTTATTTTATTATTTTTAATGCAATCATATTCTAAATATAATCCACTCATATATTCAAGTATAAATGCAAACATACGATATATATTATAATCATTATAATCAAATTTAGTATATTTTGAAAATGAATTATTTATATTTCTTGATATTTCATTATTAATTAAGTGTATAAATGTTTGAACTGACCATGATTTACCGTTTAATAATTTATCTATAAATCCAAACATAAATTCACACATCTTATTAAATGTTTCATATTGTATTATAAATATTCCTCTTCCATTTACTTTATGTCCTATATACTTATAAAAATCAAATAAACTATTATCATATTCTTGTAAATAAATATTAAATAAATCTTCAAAAGATGACGAATGAAGTATTGGGAAAAATACACCTTGATACCATGATGTTCTATCTCCTGATATATAATCAAATTTATTTAGCTTAAATACTTCATCTAAACGTATTAATCTTTTATAATGGCAAAATCCTATATATTTTGAATATATTTGATTCCTCCATATATACCAAAATGCAGTAAACTCACATAAAAAATAATTTAAATGAAAAATATTTATAAATGGGTAAACTGATTTTGTAGTATTAATAATTTCTATATACTCTTTATATTGATTATAATAGTCTATATGTTTAAATGTATTATAATCTTCTACAATATATAGTTTAAAATCTTTCATATACTTAATCGTTCTTGTTCTTTTATATATGTATTAAATTTTTGAATTAAAAATATATTTGGGTAATTATCTATTTTAAATGATTTCCAACAAGAAACACTATTTTTAAAGGAATTATATACATCATTTAAATTAATATCTTGATATAAATTAAATATATAATTATCTTTTATATAGTTTTCTCTATTTTTTGCAACTATATAATTAATTAATGACTGATCATTCATTGGTAGCATTTTTTTATTTATCCAATTTTTAATTAACTTAGTTTGCATTTTTTCATATTCATTTTTAAAAAACTCTTTAAATATATTTATTTGCCCTGCAAATACTGATGTTTGAATAAAATCAGTATTTATCATATTTTCTATATATACTTCTAGATATCCATTTTCTTTACAAATATTATTTTCATAATTATATTGACTTGTAATAAACCAAGGAGATATGGAAAAAATCATTTTATTACTTAATAAATCATTTTCAAATTTACGATAATAGTCTCCATTTCTAAATATTGTATCTGCATCAATATATAATATATAATCATTATTACTTAATTTATTTTCTATTATAAAATCATATATTATATTAGGATATAAGTATATATTAAATGCATATGGATAATGTACAATATGATAATAAATTTTTTTATTTATATTTTCTGGAACTATACTAAAATCAGGTTCTTTATCAGACATAACTATTAAATTAAGATTCCATATATCTGATAGTTTTATGTTTGATAATGATTTAAATAAAAAAGGTAAATAATTATTATATGATACTGTTGCTGAAGTCAATATATATAAATTTTTCATTTTTTAATTTAATAATATAATTTTTCTTTTTTGTTTTTCATAGTCATAATAATAAATGTATGAGGATAATTATTATATATATCTTTAATATTATTTATCTTTAATATATCAACATTTAAACAAAATCCTTGTTGATATTTTGGTATATGTAAATCATTAATTATATCATTAAATACTGGCTCATCATAATATAAAGGTATTACTGCATTAGCCTGTTTTAATATATTGTTCATTTTTTCAGTTACTAATTTACAAAGATTAAAAAATACATTATAGTTACCACCAAAAAAACATGCTTGTGAATATTGTTTATTATATGTTAATGGATAACAACTATGATTAGTTGTAATTAATTTATTTTGTGATAAATTTGTTACAATATTATTTATTAATAGTGGTGACATATTGATAAATTTTGAATTAGCATTAAAAAAGAAATATCCATCATATCCATTAATTTTATTATCATAAATATAATGCATTTTTAATAATGTAACTAATGGCCAAGGCATATCTAATATGTTTTTATGAATAATATCAATATTTTTATCATTTATATCAATATTAATAAAATTATCAGATAACCAAATAACTGTTTTACTATCATTTGGCATAAAATTATGTAATGATTTAAAAAAATCAATAGCATTATTTATATAAACTCCTGTAGTAATATAATAAATACAATATTTCTTCTTTTGAATAATATTATTATGTAATTTGTAATTATTTAATTGATAATTATCTTTTATAGGATGAATAAAATCCTGTCCATCATATTTTAAATCAATATTTATCCAATGTATATCATTTTTTCCTTTAATAAATCCAATATCCCAATTATATTTTTTATAATTTTCCATTATATATGAATTAATTAAATATTCAAAAAAACCATAATTACCATTTTGCATAAATTCATATATTTTTTGTATAACATTTTTTGAAAACATATATATATTTAATGTTCCAGAATATGGAGTTAATGATAAATTATGTGTGTCTTGTCTATTATACCAGTAATAATCATTTTCAAGTATTCTTTCATTATTAAATAATATATCTTTATTAAAATCAAATAAATTAAACATGTTTTCCTTTCCTATATATGAGACATCATCTTCATAGCAAATATATTTATCATATTCTGGATGATTTAAATATAAATCTATTAAAGGTAATTGACAATTTCCTTCATATAAAGGTTTTTTATCATCAAAACAATGAATATAATTTAGTTTTTCTTGTAATTTATTATATGAAAAGTTACAATAATTATTGTTATAAATAATATCATTTAAACCATCATCATTTACATATACATAAAGATCGATTGTATATTCATTATATGTTTGTATATTATTATATAAAGTTTCAAAATTACAATTACATAAAGATTTAATGTATGTTAAATATAAACAACATATTTTCATAATATTTTAATTATTATATATTTATATTATCCTATTGTGGAAGCCATATTAGAAATTATGAAATGCGTAGATAATCTATATAACTTAATATTATATAAATTAATAAGTTCTTTAAAAAAACCATCTGCTGTGTGAAGTCCATTATTTTCTTCATAATCAATATATGATTTCATTCCATAATTTGAAAGAGCATACATTTTACAAGACCAAAAATTATTATTTAAATCATTAATATACTTAATATTATTAATGGTTGTTAATGGTAATTCCCATTCATCATAATTATTGTAAAATTTTATAATATCATAATCATTAGGTATTAAATTAAATATCTCTTGAACAATTTGTTTATCCACTATAAAATTTATATCATCTTCGAAAATCAATATAGATTTTATATTACGTTTATATGCGGACTTAATAATACAATAATGATTATATGCAACATCAAATACTCTATTATATATGGTTTTATCATATTTATATATTTCATCATATACAGGACTAAGAAGACCTGTGTATACATTTTCTATATTGTTATAAAATGGTTTATTAAATGTATAAGTGTATATAACATTTTGAAAACCATATTTGTCAAATATTTTTTGACAATTTTGAATTCTTTCTTTTGATTCTAAATTTAAAATACAATGTATTTCTTCGAATGGAGTATTCATATTTCTATATTAATATATTCTTATAATCAAATTCTAAATTTTTATCTTTATGATATGTATAATAAATCATTTTTTGTTCTGGTACTACACATATCATTTTAACTAATGAATATAAATTATAGTTTGGATCTATAATTTCATAACTATCTGCAATAATAGATTTATGGATATATGCATCAATCATTTTGTCTATAGTTTGTTTATTATATATTCCATAGCAGGTCGCGCCAGAACCGATCCAACCTTTCATATAATATTTTTCTATTACTTCATTTTGAAAATCATTAATATTTGAAAATAATGTTGAATTGAATTTAACAATATCTGCATCTTTTGGATATTGATTAAGCATCTGTTCAATATATTCTAAATCATTAATAAATTGTATGTCATCTTCACATATTAATATTTTATTATAATTATTTATTTGTGCATGTTGTAATGCAGTAAAATGTGCTAAACCACATGATACACCATGAATATTATAGTCTATACAATCAGTTCCATAAATACTATGTTTATTTGAATTATATAATAAGTCTTTCATAGAATATATATCTATGCCATATATAAACTCGTAATTTGATATGTTTAATATATCAAATTGTTTTCGTATTAAATTTCTACGATTGATATTTTTTATAAACGATATAATGTATATTTTATCAAATAGAATATTCATAATATATATTTTATATATTTTTAAATCTTAGCATTAAATGTTTCCCAATTAATATATTTGGGAACATCATTATCTTGATGATAATATTTTAATATTAAATCTAAAACTGCTTGGTCGTGTCTATTATCTTTAAACGTTTCAATATTATCATTATCTTGATTATGAACATCAGTAATATATTCAATATTATTAACCATTATATTAAGCCATTCTTTAATGATTTGTCGACTTAATTCACAATTACGAATAAATAAAATGCCAGCTTCTCGTTGAGGACTATTTAATTGTGCATCCGAAAATTTAGTATTATAATATTGTTCAATAATTTTAATTAATTTTGTTGTAATCCAATTTTTTGAAGATAAACCAATATTTCCTGAAAATATACATAATTTTGAATTTTGCAGATCATTTATTGCATTTAATAAATCATTATCAATAAATGAACAATGAGAATTTAAAAAAACTAAAATATCATTTTCATTTATTTTTTCTAATTCTTGTAATATAATATATGGCTTCCATATCCAATAGCCATATCCCCTATCTCCATAATTTAGTATAATATTATTAACTATTGTAGAAAGCTCATTATTAAAATTTGTTTCATCGTAAATAATAATATTATCAAAGTATTTATCATACGTATTATTAAAAAATTTTGGATTATATCTCCAATAATTAGTTGTATTAATAATAAGTAATATTTTTTTATTCATTTAAACTATTAATATTATATTTATTAGTTAGTATATTTTAATTGTATATATTTATATCATGCACTAAATATGATATACAAATAGTATCAAAATCACTTATATCCATCTTTTAATAATTTATTTAAAAATATATTTAATGTATCTGCTAACTCATTTATATGTTCTGTTGACTCAATTGCATCATTACAACATAACACACTTGGTAATTCTTCATAAGTCATATTTATCATGTTTGTAATATCTTTATTGTTAGCAACTATATATTTAAATGTATAATTAATTTTATTTTCTACTAAATTGTTTTTCAATCCATATATTGTAAATAAATCAATATAAAAGTTATTAAAAAATCGTATATGTGTTAATGAATTCATGATAAAATCTTTATATTTATCAAAACATTGTTTACATATAGATTTTAATAATGGCCTTAATGAATGAAGCGATACTTTTCTATCTTGATAATTATCATTATTTTTAATTTTATTATATATTAAATTATTTACATTTGCTCCCCATAAATCATATAAACAGCAATAATTATATGAATGATTATGATATTCCATTATAGGGGTATTATTTATATTAGTTGAAAAGAAATTATTTACATTCATTTCTTTACATATAAACATATCATCATTACTATAAATAAAATGTTCTGATAATCCAGGTATTTTCCAAATAAACATTTCAATACAACCAGGTGAAAATGATATATAATTATCTGGCATAAATTCAGATTCATTAACTCTCACTATTTTACCTTTTAACTCATTAATTAATTGTTCTGTACTATCAGGTAATTTTTGAACATCTTTACATGTTATGTATATCTTGTTTAAGAATGGTAAATTTTTTAAAATTAATTTAAGAGATAATGTTAAATCAATATATGTTGAATTATCATCATTTACATAATCAGTGCCTGTTATTTTTTTATATAATTGTTGTATTTCTTCTTGAGTAAAATCTATATAAGGTAATATATAGTCTACACAAAAATAGTATTCATTATTTATCATGTTTATCAGTATTATTATATATTTATAATAAGAAATTTATATATTTTGTTATTAGTACATATTTACATTTATATTTTATCTTCTAATATATTTCGTATAAATGTATATCTTTTTATTGCAAAATATTCTGCATAATTAAAATTTGGATTTTTAAGTATTGGTGTTGATATAATTTCATTATATAATGTTTCATTATTATCAATTTCTTTAATACACTCTATTAAATTATCTTCTGAAAGTTTATTTGCATTAATAAATGTTTTTTTATTAAACAATTCTGTAACATAATTACTTCCAAAATATATTGGAATACATCCATGTATATATGATTTACCTATTTTTTCAGTTATATATGCTTCTCCACCAATTGATACAGAATTTTCAATTGCTAAATTAAATTTAGAATTATTCATAATATTATCTAGTTCTTCATCACTTAATCTTAATGAATTTTGAGATATTTTTCCATACACATCAATATTTTTATAATTAGATATTAATTCAATATATTTTCTTCTATGTATTGATTCTGTTGAACTAATAATTGAACAAAATTGTGTTTTCACATTTTTACAAAAATCTTTTATTGTAAAATTATGAGATAATAAATATTCATGTTCATAACATAAATATGGATAAAAACAATTCGTTGGAGAATCTATAAAATGAGAAATCGCATAATTATTTCCTTTTAATTCATAAAAATTAGATATTTGACTAGTATTATAATAATCTTTGTGTGGAAACGCATGAGGTTCTGGGTGAATTAAACAAAATTTAACATTAGAAATATCATAATTAAATTTTTCTAATTCAATATTATGAAAATAATAAGCAACATCCCAATTATAATATTCTATATTATCTATATAGCATGAATATATAATTAAATCACAATAATTATTATATGGATCATCTATATATTCTAATGATATATCAGGATTATATTTATTAAACAAATAAAAAGCATATTTATAATTATAATATGGATGCAATATTGAACCTATTTTATATGTTTTCATAATATATTATAGTATTCTTTATTTATATTATTGTATAATTCATATAAATCACTTTTATCTTCATTTTGAACTGAACTATCTTCACCAGTTATATAAACTAATGGAATATTTGGAATGTAATGATTTAACTTACTTTGATTTATTTTTCCATACCATTTCATATTGTTTTTACTTTCATGCGTTGGTATATCAGCAGCAACAAATTCTTTATTAATAAAATCTAACCAATATTTCATACCTTTTCTACTAAGTCCTAAACCATTATTTGACCATGCGCCAAAATCTTTCTTAATCCATAAATCATTTGAATTAAATAATTTATTATAATTATATTGATATTTATTAAACAAATAGCTTAATTGTAATATGTCCCAATCTTGTGGAAGTTTATCAAAATATAATTCTAATATTTCTTCTTGTATTAATGAAAAATCATCTTCAAAAATAAGTATGTGCGTATATCCTTTTAAATAAGATGTTTTAATAATTTGATAGAATTCTCTAACAAGATTATATTCAGCTGCAGTACTAATATATCTTGTTTTGTTTGTAAATAATAATCCTAATTGCGCTTGTTTAGAAAATGGAAAATAACAAGTCTCATGAACTTCTATTTTTGATTTATCACAAGTTAATTTACTTAATTGAAAATCAATATTATTTTGTCTATCTATATTTTCTAAACAATGTATAATATATATTTTATCGAAATGATTTATAAATTCCATGGTTGTTTATTTTGTTTTTTTAAAAATTCATTAATATTAGATTGTAGGTTTTCTTTACTCAATAGTATATTTTTTTGTTTATATATATCTTTAAATAATTGTTCATGTAAATATATTGTTTCATTTAAATTTGTATAAACAAATAATTGATAATTATTATAATAATTTTGTATATTATTTATATATTTAATTGTTCCAATTTCTTGGTCTATGTCTATTTTAGGCTGCTTATTTGTTAAACTATATAATGAATAACTTATAAATACATTAGATAGTTCATAAATAGCTAAATTATATTCAGATAAATTAGATAATATTAATTTCCATATATCATTTTTTACAAAGAATATATTATCATTAGATAATAATGGAATATCTAATTCTTTTAAGTATTCATTAGTAGAATTAATATAATATTTTTCATTTGGTTCTGTTAACTGCTTACAAAGTAAAGTTAATCTTTCTCCATAAGTATATTTCTTTTCTAATTTTCTTGATTCATTTTTATATGTATTATTATCTATTTTTTCAATATCAAATAATAATGGTTGTATAATTGTACTTGAATATATATCTAATTTTCTTTTAATATAAATATCCCATTCTTGTTGATAAAATCGTACTGGCTTTGAAATAATTCCGATATACTGCAAATTAATATCAAAATATTCTTGTTTAAATATATTATATTGATTATTAAATTGTATATAATCATTAATACCATATTTTGTAGATATTTTTTGTATATCATCTATATTAAATTCATTATTATATAAAATATAAATATTAACATTGTCTGATGAAATTCTGATATTCAATAATGTCTTTTCAATTTCAGTAGGTAACCATATTTTATTATCAAATAATATTAAATATATTCCAAATACAGAAAAATCTCTATTAATATTAAACGTTTTATATGTTATCTTATAATGTGCATCATGTTTAAATCCATAAATATTCTCATAATGTACTTGCATTTCTGGTGAATATGCATAATTTAAAAGTATTTCGTTATCATAATACATTTTAACTCCATAATAAAAACATATATAATGAAATATACAATCTTCATATGAATCATAAAATTGTGAAAACAAAAATGGTATTTTATTCAATACAATTTCTTTATTAAACATTGAACATGGATGATTTGTACAATAATGAATATTATCTTTATCTACTTCTTGTGATTCTTTAAAATTATTTGGGAATACAGTTAAATCATGCATACGAATCATATTATTAGATATATAATCATATTCACTATTTTCTTTTAACCAATTATATTGATATTCTAATCTATTTGGAAATGATATATCATCTGAATCATTAATTGCTATATATTTTCCTCTTGATTTTTCTATACCTAAATTTAATGTTTGTGATTTACCAGAATGCTCTTTATTAATCCATATAAATCGATTATCATGTAAAGAATTAATTAATTGTTTATTTTCATTATAATATTTATCTGAGCCATCATTAACTATAAGTACTTCAAAATTCTTAAATGTTTGATTAGTTAAACCAATTATACAATCTTTAAATAATTCTGGTTTAGTATTATAAAGGCAAACTATAACACTTATATCAGGATTTTCTATATATGATTTATTAATAGATATTTCTTTTAAGTTATTAATATTCTTATATTCTTTATTATAATCCCAAATACTATAATATTCAGTTTCTATAATATTAATAATCTTATCTAAATTATTATTAACATTAAAATAAACTTTAGAATATTGAGATTTAAAATAATTTATATCAATATTCTCTATATCTTCTTTATTACAGTTTATTATAAGTGATATATCTTTTTTATTATTTTCCAATTCCTTCATATATATAACCTAATGACTCTATATTTTCTCTATTTAATATATTTCTTCCATCAATAATAATTTTACAATGTGAAATATACTTTATATTTTCATATTCTAATCTTTTAAATTGTTCCCATTCAGTAATAATGACTATAACATCTGTACCTTTAATAGCTTGAGAAATATTATCACAGTATATAATCATATCATTATAATAACCTATTTGTTTTTTTGCTTCATTAAGAGCAATTGGGTCATAAATTTTAATATGCTCAAATGGTCCAATATTTTCGTGGTCTTCTAATAAATCATTTATAAATACTATAGATGTTGCTTCACGCATATCATCAGTATTTGGTTTAAATGATGTACCTAATACTGTAATATTCTTAATAGGATAATCTACTTTATTAATAACTTTACAAAGTTTCTTATATAGAATATGTTTTTGAGATTCATTTGTTCTTTCTGCTGCTTTAATAACATTCATAGATATACCATTATATTCTCCAGTTTTAATTAATGCTCGTACATCTTTAGGAAAACATGAACCACCATATCCACAGCCAGCTTGTAAAAATTTAGGTCCAATACGAGAATCTAATCCAATACCTTTAGATACATCTTCTATATTTGCTCCAACTTTATCACATAGATTTGCAATATCATTTATAAAAGAAATACGAACAGCTAACATCGAATTGGCAGCATATTTAATCATTTCTGCTGACTTTACTGATGTGTATAATAATTTATTATTATCAAATTTACAATAAATTTTTTGCATAATAAGCTTTGATTTTTCATTATCACAACCTATGACTATTCTATCAGGGTTCATAAAATCTTGAATAGCTGAACCTTCTTTAAGAAATTCAGGATTAGATACAACATCAAAGTCAATATCTACATTACGTTCTTTTAATCCATTTTGAATAACTGACTTAACTTTATCAGCTGTACTAACAGGAACAGTAGACTTATTAACAAAAACAGTATACTTATTAATATATTTAGAAAATTCTTTTGCAACAGATAATACATATTGTAAATCAGCAGAGCCATCTTTATCTGATGGTGTTCCTACTGAAGAAAATACAACTTCACAATCTTGTATTACTTTATAATCTGTGGTAAAAAATAATCTATTAACATTTACATTTTTTAACACTAATTCATCAAGTCCTGGTTCATAAATAGGTATAATTCCTTGATTAAGATTATCTATTTTTTCTTTATTAATATCTATACAATAAATAGTATGTCCTAATTCAGCTAAGCATGTACCTGTGACGAGTCCAACATATCCAGTTCCTATTATTCCTATATTCATGCTTCTATATATATAAATTTTTAAAATATTCTATTGTTTTATCTAATCCTTCATTTAATGTAATCTTAGATATATGATGTGTTTTATTATATAGTAAAGTATTATCTGTTCTCCTTTGCATAGGGTCATCTTTAGGTAATTCTTTATATATAATCTTTGATTTACTATTAGGTATTTTTTGTAATACTAATTCAGCTAATTCTTTAATAGTAAATTCAAATTCACTTCCAATATTAACAGGTCCATAAAAATCATTATCTGTATTATGCATGACTTTATTTATACCTATAATCAAGTCATCTATATATTGAAATGACCTAGTTTGCATACCATCTCCATATATAGTTATATCTTTATCTAATAATGCCTGATTGATAAAATTAGATATTACTCGTCCATCATTTGGGTCCATATAAGGTCCATAAGTATTGAATATCCTAATAATCTTACATTTCAAACCTAATGGAACATAACTATAAATAATTGTTTCTGCTATACGTTTTCCTTCATCATAGCAAGACCGAGGGCCTACTGTATTTACATTACCTTTATAGTTTTCTGATTGTGGGTGTTGTAAAGGATCTCCATATACTTCAGAAGTAGATGCATGAAGTAATACTGCATGATAATATAAAGATAATAAACATAAATGCTCAGTAGCTAATGAACAATGAATAGTATATAATGGGTCTTTTTGATATTGTGGAGGTGATGCAGGACAAGCAAGATTATATATCTCATTAACTGTACTATCTAAAAAATTATCTATTTCTTTAGTTAATGGATATACAAATTCTTTAGTAATATCCAAATTTATGAAATGATAATTTGGATTATCTTTAAATAACTCTATATTTTTTTCTTGTCCTGTATAAAAATTATCTATACTTAATACTTTATAATGTCTATCTAATAAATATTTGGTTAGATTTGTGCCAATAAAGCCAGCACCACCAAATATAATTACATTTTTCATAAATAAAATTTGCCTCTATATATAATTAAATATAATATTTTTTCTATATTAAATTTAAATATATTTAATAAATTTTATATGAAATTTTTAGTTGTTGGTTGTGGATTATCTGGCATAGTTATTAGTAGGCTTCTTACTAATTCTGGTCATTATTGTTATATAATTGATGAAAGAAATCATATAGGTGGAAATTGTTTTACACTACGATATAATAAAGATACAGATATTCATGTATATGGTCCTCATATTTTTCATACACCAAATAAAGAAGTATGGGATTTTGTAAATAAATATGATGAATTTTTGCCCTTTCAATTAAATGTCAAAGCTAATTATAAAGGAAAGATATATAGTTTACCATTTAATATGAATACTTTTCATGAATTATTTAATATAAATTTACCTAGTGAAGCTTATAGAATAATAGAAAAGGATATTGAATTGTATGATAATCCAAAAAACTTAGAAGAACAAGCGATATCTCAAGTAGGAAAAACTATATATAATACATTAATAAAAGAATATACAGAAAAACAATGGAATAAACCATGTACAGAACTTTCACCAGATATTATAAAAAGACTTCCTATTCGGTTATCATGGAACAATAATTATTTCAATGATACATACCAAGGAATTCCAAAGCATGGATATACAACATGGTTATTGAATATATTGAATGGATTAGATAATGAAGACCCTATAGAATATGAGCTCAATAAGAAATTCAATATCTCTGATGAATATATTAATGAATTTAATTTTATAATATATACTGGGCAAATAGATAGATTATTAGATTATAGATTAGGTGAACTGGAATGGAGGTCATTAAGGTTCGATCATCAAACTGTATTGAATACTATTGAAAATGACCAAGGATGTC